AGAAGGGACAGGCTTGTGAAAATTGAAGACGGAAACGACGAAGATTGTTTGACAGTCGCGGCGGCCCACACAGCATTCATATCTTGGTTTAAAGAAACACATCCTCAGTCTATCGAAAAAATATCTAGAGAGCATTTTACGAATGAAATGATTAAGAAACTTGGAAAAGTTACGATAAAGGGAAGGTCTAAAAAATGGGTTGATTGGAGACTTGGTGAAGATGAAGATGAAGAAGACACGTCTTCAAAAAACCCAACTTCCGAAGAATCAAAAACTTAATTTGTTGGGGAGGGGTAGGAGTTTTCGCTCACGGAGCGAACAAGAAATTTTGTCGAAGATTTTCTTTGTGGAGTCTCTATGACAAAAGATGGGGTTTAATTATAAAATCTAATTTTCGAAAACGAGATTTAGTAATTTATAAAGGGCGTTTTCGCCCTTCGAAAACTAAAGTCCTATAAAGTCTATTTTTGGAGGGCGATTTTGTCCTTCGGGGTCCACGAGACATCATAATTTTAGGTTAGGGCGCTGACATCTACCCATAAAAAAATATAGTGATCTTTAAAGGGAATAATCCCTTTGACACACAAAGTCTAATTTTTGTAGGAGAGTCATCCTTTGGCATCACCATCACCAAAGCATTGTATTTTCGAGGCCATAGTTACAAAATAGTTTGATAATCGAGAACTCAAAATTTCTCTCAGAGAAATTAACTTGATAGACGGAATTAAATATTATCTGTTAAAAAACCCACAGAAAGCCAACGAATGTATAATATGACTATTTAACTCCAAATTAAGCACCAAATAAGGGAGATGAAAAATGTTCTGTTCTTTGACTCTGTAATAGGGGAGGCGAGATAAGTCTAATACCTCAGATGTACCTATCATCTCGCTCCTGTTCGCAACGATAGACAACAAGGGAACCTTTTCTAAGCGTTCAACTTCGGTCCAGAAGGCCAATTCGATATCATCAAACGTCGCATCGTGGAGACGATAACTTGAAGTTCTAAGTTTGAAATTTTCCCAATAATCATCAGTGGGCATAGAATGCCAAATAGCCGTCGTATGAGATTGTTCCGTTACTTTACTCCAGGTATATTCCACATCAAAATCGTAGTTGTTTAAATTCTCGATAAAAGACGGAACTTCGGTATGATTTTTAACTAGAGTGTCGGCAAAACAAGTAAACCACGCTTTTTTATTCTCATAGAAACGTTTGGATCTTGTTTCAACGTCCAACTCTTCGCTAATAGGAGTATAATTAATTATACTGGATATAATATAACCATTGTCTACAAAATTTATCATTTCCGAAAAATAAATTAAGTAATCCTCAAATTTGTTGGCATTTGAACTTATTTCCTCAACCAAACCAAAGCCGGGTGTGGAAGAATGAGAACGTACATAAACCGAATCTTTGAGCAAACAATTAAACATGTGATGAAGAGGATTAGTTTCCACAATCATAGTTTGCCAAGCACAAATCACTGCCAAAGTTTTTTTAGATGGAACGGACATCGCAGGGGGGGTATCCTCGAATAAAGATTTAAACCTTTTTAAGTTTTTCGTTTTTTGAAAACAAAATCCTGTGAGCGAACGCCCTCGAGTTTGTCTCCGATTTTCTTCGATAGGATGAAAGGGGAAAAGTTCTCCAAAATAATCTTGAGTTTGTCTCAGATTTTCTTCGATAGGATGAAAGGGGAATTTCGGTTCTTTGTTATGATAAAAGGACTGGGTCGGTTTTTTCAAATTTTTGTGGGGGGTAGGTCATCGCCAAGTCCATAAAAACCCAAACTTCTAAAATCTTGAAGGTCCAAAAAGTTCGACAAAATCAATATTAATTTTTGAAGGGCGTTAATTGCCCTTTAAAAGCCTCGATAGGTCCGAGGACAGGCTCTTAAAATTTTTGTGGGGGGTAGGTAAGGGGGCCGAAAGTCCAGGTTTTTAAAATTCCGTAGATCCGGTCCAAAAAGTTCGACGTTCCCAACTTTAAATTTTGGAGGACAATTTCCCCCTCTAAGAATCCAGATAGTTTCGGCCACAAAAATGTTGGGTTAAAGTAATAGCTCCAAGAGATACTTTCACCGGCTTTTAAGTAAACATTTTCTCGTTGGTGAACATTTTCTTCAATAACAAATATCCTAATAATAGAGCTAACGAAACAGAAACCAAAAACCAAATCTCGCATTTTTCCTTCTCAATGCGTTATGCCCAATTGTAGATAATTTGGAGACTTTGGCGGGGGTTATCATGTAGTAAGAATTTAAGTCATACTTTTTAGAAAGGAAATTTAGATAAAAGTCGCAATGAGATTCCATAGGTAGTGTGTTCTGAACTATCAACTTAGCAGACTTCGGAGCAATAATATAAGCCTCCTTAGAAGCTCCGGCGATCGCTCTAGACAACTTCATAGATATTTTTTCATCGGGGTGCGATGTCGTTAAATATCTGGGTGGTGTATAGCATATCCTAAAAATATCATAAGAGTGCTCTGTAAGCGCCTCCATTCTTTTCTTGGCGTCCGGGACGAAGAGAGATCACCTTCAAAAATAAACAAAGGTGTGTTAAGTTCCACACACGCTAAAATGAGCTAGATAACAACCCACGGGTTCCATACCAGAAAGAGCTTCATGAACAAATCTTCCATTAGTTATTTCGTTATATACTCTAGTCGAGAAAAGGCCAGATATTTCTTTTGGAGATTTTTTTATATCCACCCCAGGTATGAAACGAGCTTTCGCGAATCCAACTCTTGTAAAGTAGGTTTGGCTCCAGTAAACTTTCTGGGTCTAAAGTTATACAAACAGCCCCTGACTGATTTAGTGGAATGTATTTTGAATTCATTTAATTATCATAAAGAAAAAATCGAATCAGCTAATAACTTTATTGTGGAAGTAATTTTTATATTATATCAAGAAAAGATTATGGGTATACAAGGTCTCTTTGCTCTTCTAAAGGACGAATGTCCGGAAGTCATACACCATCTCGAAATAAAGTCACTGAGTGGAATTTCTGTGGCCATAGACATATCCATATTCTTTAATTTCTTTGTGAAAAGCAAATCAGACTGGTTAGTGCTGTTTATAAATTTTTTGTTGGAGCTTAAAAAGAATCAGATTTATGCGATATTCATATTTGATGGACCAGAAGTTCCTCCCGAGAAAAATCCAGAACAACAAAAACGTAGGGATCAGACTAATAAAAGCATCCATAAACTTGAGAGGGGAAAAGAGCTACTTCCGTATATAAAGGGTTGTATAGAAAGGAAAGAATTTCCTTTATCTGAAGTGATAGATGAATTGAAAGCTATTATAGGGCCTATCAGAGCTAAAAATCTGCAAACAGAGTTTGAAGATATTTATTCAATTCATTCTTCTTTGATAACAACAATTGAAAAAATACAACAGCAAACAAAGCAGATATTGCCTGAATATACCCCAATCGCCAGAGATTTTATCGAATCCTTGGGCTTCGATCATTATCTCGCAAAAGGGGAAGCCGAGGCCTTATGTGCAAGCATGGCTATCGAGGGTTCTGTGGACGCAGTGATTACGGAAGATTCTGATGTTTTAGTTTATGGTTGTCCTTATTTGATTTGTAAGTGGCGAGACGGGGAATGTGACCTAATATCTCTTCAGGAGGTTCTAGATGGACTTGGTTTAAAATTTCAGAAGTTTAGAGATTTATGCATCTTGATGAAATGTGATTACAACAAAGGAAATAAAATAGTTGGATTTCCTCCTGATGGTCGTTCCAGAAAAACAGCAACCGCAATAGGAGCCAAGGGAGCTATGTCTATCATGAGAGAATGTGAAAATCTTGAGGAAGCTGAAAAATATATAGAAAATCCAGAGGACCTTATATATCAAAGATGCCGAGAGATATTTATACCGCCAAGTACTTCTTTCCTAGCTCCCCCTTCTTCGAGAGGCATAGATGAAGAGAGGCTAGAAAAATTATGGAAAAAGCATAGAGTTCCACTTTCTCTTGAAAAAATATTAAAAGCCTGGCGCTCCCCAGAGATTTTATTTAATGTACAGGAACTTGTAGAGGATTAGAAAGTTATTGCTCTTCGAGCAAAATGGAATTTTAAAAGGCGTTTACTAAATTTCCAAGAAAGTCCACGATAACCAAAATCATCGACGATAGACTTCCATTGGAATGTCCATGACAAATAATTTTGTCTGCGAAATTTAAAGATTCGTCATAAGGCAAAAACCTTTCTGTCTTCCTCTTTTTATAAGAACGATTTCTGGTTTCTACTTTCGGTGATTGCTCGATTACTTGTTCTTTAGATCTCCAATCCGGAAGTAATAATATAGAGGATATTTTATGCTTGCGGGCGGTTTTTAAGATTTTAATGGTGTCCAAGATCGTTGGCAAATATTTTGGAGGGCAGGCTACGATGCATTTGTAGTCTTTCCACATAGAAGGGGTCGTTATTGGAAGTGTTAAAAAACTTCCCAAAGACCCTTTGGAACCTAAAGTTCTATCTATTTCATAAAAAAGAGAGCAGTAATTAGGCAGGTTTGCTTCTGTGGGCTCTGTGAATGCTTCCAAAGAACTAGTGTGATACCCTAAACTCGAAATTATATTGCATATATATTTGGAAGTTTCTCTATGTTTACGGAAAGATCCTCTTTCAAATTCTCTAGCCGCATAATAAGCTTGAAGTGGGATTATATAGTCCCTGGGTCCTTGATAACATTTTAAAAATAACTTTTCATCTTCTTGATTTACTGAAAGATCCGGAAATACCCTTTCTTGACGATCTGAGGAAAAGTGATTAATCATGGATTTTAAGTCATTTAAAAGCCCTTTATTTTCAAACTTTTTTGTAAGGGAAGATGATAGGATAAATTTAATGCTTATATTTTCCTGATCTTGAATTGTTTTTCCGAGACAATAAATTAAGTACTTTTTGAACTGTGGGTAAGGTGTCCACCACTTGGACCACCGCCTCAAGGTGCTTATGTAACTGGGAAAATGAAAATCATAATCTGGGAATGCCATTACGGACATTTTTATAGAGGTCCCCAAAACTCAATATTTAATTTTTTGTTCAAAGAACAAAAAATGCATCAGTTAAAAGTTATAGAATTCACAAATATTTCCAGGAGGTCTTTTTGAGGAATTTCGTAGTCTGGGAAGGAAATATATAAAGAGGGTATTTTATTGGATTCTGCTTCAATTATAGAATCCGGAGACTTGGCTATTAAAATTACTTTATTGCGATCACCTTTGTAATACTTTATTAGGTTTTCATAGCCCGTGTTAATCCAATTTGGAACCAAGGGGAAATTCTCCCTGAATTCAGTGGGATGATATCTCATAAATATTTGATCTTCGCACATTGAATGAGAGTGTATTTCTAGGTACACCCGGCTTGGTTTTTTTAGTTCTTGAATTAAAACTCTTCTCCAAGAACTTCTTCTTGCGGCTTTTGAGCACAAATCCAGATGATTTCTGGGTGTGTCCGAAGGTAGAAGTAAAAAAGAGAATCTTTGTCTTTCTAAAATTTCTGTAATTTTTTTGGCCCATAAAAGTGAAGTAAGATCGCAAGAATGTGAGCGGGTAACTTCTCCCGAGCACATACTGTGAGGCGCGGAAATCACGAAAATTGGTAGGGACATATTCACCTTCTATAAATTTTCCACAACAAATACCCTATTAAAAGAACACAAACAATCCCTAAGCCTATAAAGAAAAAATATTTATTGTTGTTTTTTTGTGAAGCCCCTGGGCATTGAACTTCCGTAGAGTCTCCAGTCACCGGGTTATAGTTATAGCAAGTTGTACAGTTAGTTTGAATTTTTGGATCTTGAACTCCACTAACTGTGATTCCCGAAAAATAACAAGCGCACGGATCACTTTCGCTACATTGCCCACATACTTGATTAATACTAATACTGCCTCCGGAAGAATTAATAAAGTTAGCGGCAACAGCGTCTATCACGCATTCCGTCGCCGTACACTGCACGGCGGGTTGATTAACATTACCAGATCCTTGGGGTATAGTTCCCGGAAATGCGCAACTACTTTGGCAAGCTTTCGGGATTGTATTTACATACTCAGAGTTTGGAAGAAAACAGCCACATATTTGAAGGGGCAAAGTACCGTCCAAGTCATATCGTCTTCCGGACCATAAGTTTGGACTTAGCTGATTCAGTGTATATGAGGAACATTGGGCGCTAAGTATCGGGTCACAAAGTCCCGGATATTGAGAACATAAGCTTGGTATTTTGCTTGCAAAGAGAGTGTCATCTGTAATTTTGCCGTTCATGCCCCCAGATCCAGTCATAAAATATCCACAAACAGCATTATAAATGAGATCTGCCGCGCATGTTGTGCCTCCCGGAGGTGGCGGGGAACTCAAACATAAACTCGCTGAAGGCCCTGGGCAAGATTGTGAATCTGAAACTCCTGCCACGGAAGATACATATTGGTCACATAGATCGTTAATATTTCCAACTGAAACATTCCAATAATTACTAGGATTTAAACACAAATTACTCATAGCCTTATGACAAATACTTGGGGATGCCGAACATTGGTCAGGAGCGCAAGTATTTGAATCCGAAGCATTTCCAGTACAACACAGCGCTATGTTTGTGGCGCCAGTGTATTGAGCGGCCCAAGAAGATGCATAAAATTTTCTTTGCCCGGAAGCTTTTAAAGGTTGATACCCCAGACATCCGGATGGTATATACGGATACGTGCATCCTCCACTAGAACCACTGCTCCCTAGAGGACAGTCTGGGGCTTTCCCAGCGCATTCAGGAGGACCTACATACCAACCATCAGGCACAGAAGTTAATTCTGTGTATGAGGCCGAAGGAGCCGAAGTTGCAACGACCCCATAATTTTGATCTGTTCCTGCAAAATAGATAGGACTGCTTGGGCCATCAAAAAGACTTATGTCATCCGCACTTGGTCTTCCACAGACTGTGAGGGGGGACGACATTTTTATATAAAAACTTTTTGTCTTTCATAGAAAGTTCAAATCCAAACTCATAAGAGAAAAAATTTACCGTTATAAAACACGATGGCTTTCACGGCCTCTGGAGGAGACTTGGTTTTTAGTGTTATTAGATCGCCCACAGATCCTCAAAAAAGTTTATTTGTGGATATTTCGAGTCTAACAACAGGAACACAATCTTCTTTAGTTCTTTCTCCGGGGGGAGCGAGAACTTATACATTTCCAAATGCTACGGACACCATAGTACTAGAGAATTTTTCTCAAACTTTGAGTAACAAAAATTTAGTTGACAACAGCACGTTTATCGTCGATTCTACGGATCCAACAAAAAGGTTGACCTTTGATGTTACCGGGACTACCGGAACCACTTTAACGTTGGCATCTTCCCAGACAACTTCCCAGGTGTTGGGTTTGCCAGACATCACATCTTCGGATACTCTTATAGTAGAAAATTTAAGTCAAAAAATCAAGAACAAATTTTTTAAGGGAAGTTCGGAATATTCCGTCGGACTTGCAGAACTTTCGGGTGGGAATATCATAGGTTCCGGAGGAGCTTCTTGGTTCGTGGGCATGCTATACGGATTTATAGAATTTGATAGTAACGGAGCCTTGTTGCCCATAGAACAATTTTTCAATTCAACGTTACTCGCATCAGCAGCCGTGGGAACCATCGCTCCTACAACTTATACTATCTATTATCAAGGTTCTGGGTACTTAACACCAAGCTTAAATGCCTTCGAAACTATGCGCGTTTCGGAATTGATTATAGGTTCTTATGGTACGACGGTTCCATCTACAACTACTGGTATTCGAATATACTCGAATAATACTTTGGCCGGAGAATTGGAAATAATATCTAATCAAACAACCCCCCAACCGTTAAACATCCCCAATATAACTGCGGCAGATGTAATCGTATGTGAGCAATTTCCACAAACTTTGAGTAACAAAAATTTAGTTGACAACAGCACGTTTATCGTCGATTCTACGGATCCAACAAAAAGGTTGACCTTTGATGTTACCGGGACCGCTGGAACTACTTTAACCCTAATGCCCTCACAGACGACTTCCCAAACTTTAATTCTTCCGAATATCACATCAACGGACACCGCAATTGTGCAAAAACTACCACAAACAGTGTATAGAAAAGCATTGATTTCCGGGCAAGATGGATCATCAGCCACGCTAAACACGATGACTGGACCCAGCTTCGCAAGTCCCAGCGGCGACACTTGTGAAAATGTCGCGTTTTCACCGGACGGAAACTTTCTCTTTGTTACACACCAGGGAAATAATCAAATTGGGGTATATAGATTAAGAATAGACAGTAACGGAGACTATGTCTCTGCACTTACGTCGACGCTGGCTCCGGCCGGGGTTAGCTATAATATATTTATGTGTGTGATTCCCAGAGGCTCTACTTGGTGGTTGGGAGCTACGAGTCCTCAGGGATTTGTGGTTTATAATAGTTTGCTAAGCCAAATAGGATCTTTGTTAATATTGGCAGGGGCTCCTTTTGGTCCCCCAGTTTCGTCGTTGACCGGCAATAGAGTATTTATCCCCTCAAGGGGAACAAATTCTGTATATGTGATCGATCCCTCTGGTCCGACTCTCGTGTCTACTTTGACGACCAGCATAGCGGAACCTGTATCCGTTGCTGTCGCCTCGAACGGGACCGAAATATACATAGCAAACGGCGTTAGTCCTCCCGCCAGTGGTGTAGTTTGGTATACGATTGGATCTGTTGTGCCAGGAGGAGTTATCACGATAAATGATACTTTCGTTTATATCGTCGCGGATCTTCAAAGAGAATACATATATCTATTCAGCCAATTAAGCGTTTACAAAATTAGCACGATCACGAAAACCATTGTTGATAACACCCCTATTTTTACGACGATAGCATATGCGTCAATTGCAAATGATAATAGGTATATTTATCTTACGGACGCAGGAGTCAAACGAATTTTGATGTTTGACGTTGTGAACTTCACAGGTTCCACGATCATAAACACCGCAAACATTTCACAACTATCTATTATAAAATCCGCGGTACCCTCTCCAGATAATTCTCGGTTGTTTGTTGCTGGAGGGATAATTTCAGATCTCGTTCAAATTAGTTCTTACGATATCAAGAAAACCCAATATGTAACTTATGCAGTCGGACAAGCATCTCAGACCGGAAATACCGTAACTGGATATTTGGGAACCCTGTGGAATGAGCAAATGAGAGGAGGTGTCGTCGTCTATGAAAACGGTGAAGTGTCTGACATAAGTACGGACGAATCAAGTATTGGGAGCAATGCCATAATAACAAAAATTTCAAAAACTATCCCGCAACAAAAATACACTATATATTACAAAAATAGTATCATAAATCCTAGTGGAAGTGGCATCGTCGGAGACCAAACTTTCTTAATAAATCCTCAAATAACGGCTTCTAATGATTTAACGAATAGGCTTTCATTTGATCTCAGTTTAAATGCTTTCGGTGCCAACTTACAATTAAAAACGAACCAAACTACTTTAGGAAATTCAATACTAAATATACCTAACATACCGGCCACGGACGCGATTGTAACAACTGCAACCGCACAAACGATAACCGGTGTTAAAACTTTTGCTTCTAGTCCTTCTATTTCCGCAATAACAAATGGAGGAGGTACTTATACGATACCGTCAGGTACCGCAGATACATTTGTGGCGAGAAACACCACCGATACGCTTACCAATAAATCATTGACTTCCCCAACGATAACTGGTGGATCTATAACTTCCGCAACAATATCAACTTCGGCGATTACGGTAACCGGCGGAACTATCAATAATGCGACAATTGGAGCTGTGACAGCAGCTACCGGAAGATTTACGACTTTAACTGCCATAAATACGACAAATCAATTCATTTTAGGAACCACAAATATCACGACGCTTAATTTCCCAGCTTCTGTAGGGGCTATAACTCTAAATTTCCCCAACACTGCTGATACTATCGTCGGAAGAGCCACCACGGATACTCTAACCAACAAAACGTTGACGCTCCCAAGAGTCACTTTACAAGCAGGAGCGGCCTTCCAAGCCGTTAGCGCAAACCCTCCTCTTGTATACCCATATTCTCGTGGTCCTGCTGGTGACAAAGTTCTTCTGGCACTTACGGGATCCACGACTCCAGGAGAAAGTTTCGAGATGATGCCCCATCTGGCTACTAGAACATATATAACAATTTCTGCCATGGCAAATTCTCAAACCGTAGATGGTGTTAATTGTGTAATTCAAACAAATGGCGCAGCAGGGGTTAATTTATTAAACAGAGCCGTCACCAACACTCTTAATGGTACTACACGTTTAGGATTAGTTACCAGTGCCGCCAACACTCCAGCTCCAGGAGTCGCAGGGACAAACTTACAGTTTTATGTTAACACAAATGCTGGAACTACAAGAGGCGGTTTTTTCTTTGTTTGTAGGTTTATCACTGCATCTTTGGCAGCGACAAGTAGGCTTTTCATAGGTTTAAATAGTTCAACGATTTTTAACAGCTCCGCATCAGAACCCAGCTCTTTTTTAAATAAAATTGGACTTGCCTGCGATTCCACAGACGCCAATTTAAATTTTGCGGCTTCGGGGGCCGCGACAACCGGGAAAGTGAATTTGGGAGTTGCGAAAACGGCCGTCGCTTCTTATGAATTTAGAATGTTTTCACAAATCGCGCTAGCGTCTCCAGTGATATATTATTCCCTTTTTAATTTAAATACTAATGCCGCCGTCACACAAGGAAGTTATAATGTAACAGCCAACATAACGACTAGCGTAATGACTCCGATGGTATACATACAAGCCGCTAATGCAGCACCAACGGAACTTGGGTTTGTGAATTTGTATTGTGAAAGTAATCTATAACCATAAAATTCGCTCTTTGAGCGAATCCATCGCCACGTCCTTCACAAAACTACCTTTATGCTTTTCTTATCTTTTCTCACCATGATTTCTCCCTTCAGCCATACGGGAGGCTCCGTATAAAAATATCTCATGATGGGTTTCACCGTTAGAACCTTTGCTTGATAATATTTTCTATAAGCCTCTAGAAGGCCATAAAACCCTCCATACTTAGAATTGCAGCTCGGAAATTCTTTTTGATTGATACATCTTGGAGGGTTCGTAAAAACTTTATTATCTACGACACCTAGAGATTTTGTTAAAGAATCCCACTTTTCTTGTTTTTCTGGATCATTTTTTGGAAACGAGAACCTCTGCCATTTTTTCCATTTTGGTCCAGAGAAATCAATTCGATGAACATTACTTGATAAAAAATCCCAGTCTCTTTGACAGCAGTGTATAGTCCCCGTGCGCGACTTATGCTCTTCTAATAAAGATTTTGCATTCAGAAGACTTCTGAGACAATTTCCAAGGCATATACCATTCCACAAAGTTAATGGGTGCTTGCTATGGCGACCATTTATATAAGCTCTGGTGACGCCTTTTTCGAGTGCCTCATCGACTAATTCGGGAGCTAATTCTAAAACGACGTCCCAAATGCTAGTTATCAACTCTGAGTGAATTTTGAAGCAATGTTGGTCGCAGTAAGCCCTTGCAGATTCGTCAGGATTTTTTGAAAGCCAAAAGTAGTTCAAAAAATACAGAAAGAGCATCACGCAAATTTATCTTTTTTGTATGAAAAATATTCATTTTTTCTTTTAATATTTTCCCCGATTAATTAATCCTAGCCTAAGTTCATAACGCCAAAGTGAGAAATTCTCTAACGAAAAACTCTCTTTAGAATCATCATGAAAAATTAAAAATTCAATAAGAAGAAAGAAGGAAGGAAATATGACTTTAATTTTGACCCGTCAGAATATCACTGACTTAGTGTTTGCGGAATGTCAAGTCGAAATTACTTTTGCTGACGGAAAAAGAGAAATAAGAAAAATTACTAATAAATTGATAAAGTTGAATTGCTGTTCTAACCAACTTACAAAGCTAGAAAACTTACCTCGGGGATTGGAGGCTTTGGATTGTTACGATAACCAACTCACAAAACTAGAGGGGTTACCTCAAGGTTTGAAAATATTGTTTTGTTCTGATAACCAACTCACAAAACTAGAGGGGTTACCTCAAGGTTTGAAAATATTATCTTGTTTGCGTAATCAACTCACGAAACTAGAAAACTTACCTCAGGGTTTGAAAGAGATGAATTGTTCTGGAAATCCACTCACGAAACTAGAAAACTTACCTCAGAGTTTAAAAAAATTATATTGTTCTATTAACCAACTCACGAAACTAGAGAACTTACCTAAGAGTTTGGAAGATTTGGGATGTTCCGACAATCAGATCACGAAACTAGAAAACTTACCTCAGAGTTTAAAAAAGTTATATTGTTCTAATAACCAACTCACGAAACTAGAGAACTTACCTAAGAGTTTGGAAGAGATGAGTTGTTCTAATAATCCCCTATTTTATATAGAACCTATTCCAAAGAGACCAAAAAATTATGTTTTACCTGCCAACCTAGTTGCCTTACATTCGGAAAATAACTATCCTAGATACTATGAAAATTATTTTATATTTACAACAAATTTTAATGCACTAAAAAGTTTATTATTAGTTGAGTTTGGGTATCCAACTCTTGGAATATTGAATAATATTACTTTTTACGGTAATTATAAAAAATGATCATAAATGCCAAATTTGGTCAAACGTCATCAAATTGCTCTTGAGAGCAATAACATTCCAAAGGTCCTTTAGTTTCCTAAAAATTTCGTGGGGGGGGGTAGGTCATCCCGAATCCATAAAAAACCGAGCCTCCGAAAATTTTGAAGGGCGAAAACGCCCTACAATTTCAACTTTAATTTTTGAAGGGCTCATTTTGCCCTTCAAAAGTCCCAATAAGTTTAGAGATCATTTTTATTTTTCGCTCTTTGAACGAAAAAACCCTATTACAAAAATTCAATACTAGCCGCCAAAATTTCAACATCGTCCTCCGTGGAATCTTCATCACAATCCGCGATTCTATATCCTAGATCTTTAATTTTTTCCAAGAACCTTTTTGTAAGCTCTTCATCAGAATTTTCCCATATAAACCTTTCTTTGTTTAATTTGTGAGGGATTCCGAAACTTTCAAATTCTTTCGGATAAAATCTACCAGACCATAGTATGCTTTGGTCACTGAGAAAAAAATACCCGGTCATTTTAATGTGTCTTTTTTCGGAGATCTAAATTTAATTTTTTATAGTTAAGCTTCTTCGATTTCCAATAATGAAAAATGTAGTAAATAGGAAGCTACAAATAATAACGCTATGAAACCAAAACCATAAACTAAAAAAGATTTCCATGTGAGGTCCTTACCTCCCCTAAGTTTCGCGACTATCCACTCTTGTATTCCAGATTGTAAAAACCCAGATCCAATATATAAAGCCATCAAAAACGCAAAAACTATATACGGATTTTTAAGCCTCATGGGCCTTTTTGTAAAATCGATGTCATCAATAGAGGTTTCCGTGGTGTCGGCCTCCGAAGTTTTTTTTACCTGATTCTGGCTAACCGGAGGTCGTGGAGGAGGTGGATTTTCAGAGGGAAGTTCGCCCTTCGGAACAAACCCCTCTTTGAATCCAGACATTGGCACATAATGGTCTCCATTGGATCCCGAAGGGTAAGCCGGGAGAGACATGCCAAAAATATCCCATGTCGATGATCTATATATGTTATGAGGGATGCCCCCATAGCCCATGGTCCCAGGAGTTGGTCCATCTGGTGTCATGTCCGAAAGTCTCATATATGGGGCTGGTGTTGAAGGAGTATATGCGCTCATAGTTCCTTTTATTACGAAGAGAAAAAAAAGCTTATGCGATACAAAAAAAAGCTTATGCGATACAAAAAAAAGCTTATGCGATACAAAAAAAAGCTTATGCGATACAAAAATCTGGATTTAAGCTTTGTATGAACAAACCTGCACATACAGATATTAAGGCTAGCCATATGTAGCTTGGAAACCCCGAATATCTATCGCCTATTTTTTGTTGGAGAACTTGGGGGTTTAAAAAACCGATAGCGAGTATCATAATACCCCCCACCAAAATTGGTCCATATTTGCTAAAGTCTACCATTTATTATTAAGAAAAAGTTCAAGATACATAAAAGAAGAAATGGCTTCGATCCAAGAAAAAGTCGATTCTCTGAAACAAAAACTTTCTTCTGGTACCGAAAATGCTTCTGGGATGCAAACATATTATCTAGTTTTAGCCGCCGTGCCGCTAGCGTCTTTTCTTGTTTCCTTTTTGTTTGTAAAGCCTGATGAAAAAGGGGTACGTAACTATAAAAAGATCCTCATGATAACTCTCATAATGTCCTTGATACTACTGCCGATTTTATATTTCGCAAAAATTAATGGCTATTTGCCTATATAATTTTCCGCAAGGAAAAAAATGAATATTGTGATTGTCGTTTATTAGAAAATACAAGATGTCCACGACGATGATGCCCACTACCCAGTTTTCCTTCAACAACGAGTTTACAACATCCAGTCACAAAATTGATTTAGCTATGTGGAACGATGAAATGACTCTTGAATTTGGAGATCTCCAAATTCTCGGACTTTCTGAGGAAGAAAAAACCATATCTTTTCGAACTTCCGAAACTGAGACTCTGGTGATTTCGGTTGTGACCATGTGGAAAAATGTGGAAAAAGTTGTCGTAAAATTTAAGATTCGATCTAGCGGCGTTTTGGTTAACCAAACTTTTGGATTTGGAGGGACCGCCGTCAAAAACTTTTGGATCTTGTTTGAAGGTCTGCGAGTCTTGTTCAAACAAGAGGCTCAAACAACAAAAGTTTGGTCGGAGGACGTGCAATCTGGTCGTTTTGCTTTGGTTAAGAAATAAGAACAGTAATCAAGAAATAAATTTATTCCTAGAATAAATGTGCTCGTCGATCATCGGACTTCATCCGTCCTTACTTTTCGCTCTGGCAAGTATATCGTTACCTTTGGTTTTTTGGAAAGCTTGGAGTTCCAGATCGCAAGGATGGTTTAAATTTGCGATGATATTATCAGCCTCCTTAGCGGCTTTGTATGCTTTGGACCTTTATGAAAGATATCAAAAATATCAAAAAGTCTCAAAGGTAGTTACGAACGTTCGTGAGTACATAGAAGAGAGAAAAAACTAAAACTTATTTTTATTTTTATATAGTGTGAAAGATGGGTGTAAAAATATATACCGACTATTCTGATAGGTCTCATGTGCTCGCTGGCGAGAAGCCTCCCGAAGATGTAAGAGAATTTTTGAAAAAGGAAAAATTGGCAAACTACCATCCTAGACTATACCCTACGGGCATAGAATTTCAAAAGGGTTGGCTTGTGAGGAAAGAAAAGCTCGAGGAAGTTGAAAAGTTGCTTACGGAAAAGAAAATTGAATTCTCAAAGGAACCGGCAGTTTCAAGACCCAAAAAATGTAAACCTGACTACGGATCACCAATACCTAGATGGGAAAAAACAAATAGAAAATTATTTGAAGGACTCGAGTTCTCGAAGCTGGTTCCTTTGATGGAACTTGTGAGGATAAAAAATTCCTGTAAGTATATTACGCTTCCGGGAAATTCCCTACCGTTCAAGAAAAGCACTTTGGTAGCCTTGGTCAAAGATCAAGAAATTTCCGCGGTTGGCCTTGTGATCTCGGGGCTAATGCGAACCACAAAAATACTTATTCTCGAGAGTGCGGATTCTGGGTTTGTCGTTGGGACCTGCGCGGAAATCAAAAACACGTCAAACCTTTACAAGCCCCCAGCAGAATATCTAGCTTCGATTCCGGAAAGTGAAATCCAAAGACTTCAAAAAGCTATTAGAATCTCTAAATAAATAGGACTTTTTTCGCTCTTATAGAGCGAAAAATAAGTTTTACAGGAAATGAGTATAAGTTCCGCAGATCCTAGAAATCTTAATCGCCGCCTGGACGTGTTCGGCTTTCACAGTTTTCTGTAGCGAAGTTTCCGCAATTAGCAGACTGCTAGATGCCAAAGAAACGAGATATCGTTCACACATAACTTGAAGGCTTGCGATTAGAGATTTTGAATAACGCAAAGTCTCAAGTTCAACTTCTGATGAAAGAGGTTGTACTAGGTCAGAGGTTCTGGAAATTCTTTTGCAAAATTTTACAAAAGATTGTTTGTGGAATACAAGTTGATCCTTCTTCTGTTGAAATTTAACTTCTCGGGCGCTAATGGTACCTTGTTTAAATTTGCGAACCGGTCCATTAACTTTTGATTTACGAGGAGGAACTCTACCCGTTTGAAGAGACGGAGTCGCCGCCGAAGGGTTTACCCCCACCGCGATATTAAGTCCAAAAATTCTACAAACCATATCAAAAATATTCAGATTAATAGTTTTCTGCTTCTTTTGAGTAGCTAGAGAGACACAAGCTGCGAGAATCTGTACAACAAATTTCTCGCAAGCATCTCTGATTTCCGAGTACACATTTTTTTGCATACGCATAACACCTCCCTTTTGCATGAGGCGTCTGAGAACAGACTTGCTCAACATAAATTCAGACTTATCGGCAAGCATGTTTTTTTAATGTTTAGTCTGAGTCTTTAGATATTTTGTATAGAATACCTAAAGACTCCAAAATTACAATTAACTAAGAAGCCGGAATATGAGTGACGCTGCAAAGAAAAGGCGCAAACCCAATGATTTCTCACTTAAATCTTATATCACAAAAGTTCTTCAGTTAGTTTCATCAGAAACCAAAGCGAGGGGAGAGACCTTAGATATGGTTCACTCAATGATTGTTGGTCTTCTGAACAACACAGCCTCAAATACGAATATCATTCTTTCCGAAAAAAATTCAAAGAAAACCGTAAATATTCATCATCTGAAAGTTTCTATGGAACTCACCTTTGGGTATCCGGCAAGGGATTTTTTAAGATCTATGTTTGAATTTGTTGATGAGGCTCTTGAGAAAATGGATAGCCCAAAAGAAGAGGGAGAGTCCAAAAGTCAAAGCGCTCACGCAGGCCTCATATTTCCAGCCCCCAGAATCTCCAAATTTTTCCATAAACAAATCTCTTGTTTTCTTCAAAAAAATGGGAAATATTCTCCTCGTCATAGAAAAGCCGGTTATGGAGTTTGCCTGGCGGCTTCCATGCAATATGTCTGCGAACAGTTATTGAGGGCTGCTGGCGACAAGGCAATTTCCATACATAAAAAGAGAATTGCACCCCGAGATGTGTTTTTGGCAATCCAAGAAGATCCGGGCTTACTTTCAATTTTCCGAAATTTCGTAACACAAGGAGGTGTGGTTCCAACTATTTCTACAAAGGAGTCTAATAAAAAGGCTAAAGGTTCTAAAAAGACCACTCCGGCGAAGAAGGTAGTCACTAAAAAGACTGATTCGATCAAGAGGTCTGTAACTGAAAAGACCACCTCAGCAAAGAAGGTCGTCGCTAAAAAAGCTGCTCCGAAGAAGGCAGTCGCCAAAAAGACCACCTCGGCAAAGAAGGTCGTCGCTAAAAAAGCTGCCCCGAAGAAGGAGGTAGCCGCCAAAAAGAAACCCTCAAAAAAGACAAATTAAAAAATATTTTGCTCCGTCGAGCAATCCACTCTTTTTGTTATCTAATTTCCGCTTTGATAATTCCTGGGCATAAATCAAGAGAGGGGCTAAGTCAACCATAAAACGATATATTTTCCATTATTAATCTAACCCAATATCACCGGGGCGTCCCGTTACCAATGACACCATGATTTCGGAATTTCTAACCATTTGCTATCTCCCAAAGTCGTTTATTACTCTTTTCCATAAACACCAAATTTGTTAAGTTCCACACCATCGAAGCCACTTCAACATTGCACGGTGAGTGATGCTCTTGGTTATGCGCTATAACAGAAAATGCGAAGAATTATCATATTAAAAAATTTTCCTCACGAAAAAGAGAGCTCTCACTCTGCAATTTTTTACTCTTTGAGTAAAATATTGATGGTTCAACCTGAGATTTTCAGAGAGAAATAATAACGAGATTTAATGTTTTCGAAGACTTTGAGAGACGGATATCCAAGTTCAATTAATAATAGAGTTTTCAGAAAGTAAAAGTTCCTTGTAAAGATGGTATAATTTTCGTAGTATCTACGGTAATTATCTTTCGAGTGTAAAATTTTTAGTTCCTCGGGTACCGCGTATTCCACCCTCGGTCTTTTTGCCATAGGTTCCACAAAGACTAGAGGGTTCCCGTAACAAATCAACATCTTCAATTCTTTAGGTAACCCTTCTAGGACGGTGAGGTGGTTTTCAGAACAAATCAACGTCTTCAATCCTTCAGGTAGCCCTTCTAGGGTGGTGAGGTGGTTTTCAGAACAATTCAAGTTTTTCAATCCTTCAGGTAGCCCTTCTAGGGTGGTGAGGTGATTTTCAGAACAATTCAAGTTTTTCAATCCTTCATGTAACTCTTCTAGGACGGTGAGTTGGTTTCTGGAACAATCCAACGTTTCTAAGCCCTCGGGTAACTCTCCTAGGGTGGTAAGTTGGTTTCTGGAACAATCCAACATCTTCAATTCTTTAGGTAACCCTTCTAGGACGGTGAGGTGGTTTTCAGAACAAATCAACACCTTCAATTCTTCAGGTAACCCTTCTAGGACGGTGAGTTGGTTTCCGGAACAATTCAACGCCTTCAATTCTTTAGGTAACCCTTCTAGGACGGTGAGTTGATTTCCGTAACAATCCAACGTTTCCAAACCCTCGGGTAACCCTTCTAGGGTGGTGAGTTGGTTTGCGGAACAATCTAATTCTTTCAATCCTTCAGGTAGCCCTTCCAGGATGGTGAGTTGGTTTCCGTAGCAATGCAACACCTTCAATTTTTTAGGTAACCCTTCTAGGACGGTGAGTTGATTTCCGGAACAATCCAACGTTTCCAAACCCTCGGGTAACCCTTCTAGGGTGGTAAGTTGGTTTCCGGAACAATTCAACGCCTTCAATTCTTTAGGTAATTTTCTGATCTCCGTCCGATCAGTGAAAATAATTTTAACTTCATCTTTCCGAAAAGCCAAACTAATTATATTTTGTTTAGACAAATCCAGCGTCATGAATTACTTTTCCGAAGTCATTTCTGATCTTTTCATTTTTTACTAAGAAAATTTTGTATTTTTTAAACCAAAAATATTTTGCAATTTCGCAAATGAAATAATTCTAAGTGTAAAAAATTTTCAAAATTATTTTTTTAACCATATGGGGGGTTCTGTGATCGCGACCTTGATACCATGCTCGTCTTGGTCTCCAACCAGAAAATCTTGAGGTAAAACATTTTCTGGGTTTGGGTGATCTCCATCAAGTTCTCCATCGCTTTCGTCATTAAGAACTCCAACGTCCACATACAAGCTCGCAGCAAACTCACTACAAAAAAGGAACCTATCCTTTTTGTGGCCTCTGATCTTATCTATAATCTTGTTGACTTCCTTTCTATATTTTCTTAGTTGCGGGTATAAGGCTGCAAGTAAATTAAAAGGGTTGTAGTCATATTTGGCGTCTTTATATTTTAAATATGCGGCCGTGATCTCCCTTTTTAGTTTATCTGGATCTGTGGTCGTTTCTGTTGGGTTATTAAGAAGTCTACAAATCCCAACATTAGCTTTGGGATTCGAAGCATATTTTCTGACCAAATCCTTAAGATCTCTAATCTGCACTCCAAAAGTTACCCCGCCAGTTTCCGCATCATAAACACCATCGTTAAGTTTACCGGACAATTCGGACCCCCAACTTAATAAATAGTTTTCATGGGGTTTTATAGCTTCATTTTTAAACTGTTCAAATTTGTGAAGGGATTTAATTTCTGTACACCATTTCGGAGTAATCACAACCTCTACGTGACTAATATCACCAAATCCCATTTGTTTCTTTTGTAGTTTTCTAATAAGTTTTGAAACTGGTTCGGCCCCTTGAAAAACCAAAAGGTCCAAAGGGCGACAGTTATCACAAAAAGCTTCCACTTCTTCTTCGCTGGGAACTGAAGAATAGTTTCCCATATTAGTAAAATGGAGGAACTTATGCTAAGAGCCAAAGGTCAAATTATAGATTCTATGGGGAAATCACGAGCCCTTATTTTTCAAGAGGGAAAGAATAATATCGCTTTAATCCATGATCCCATAGCACCTTTACAACTTCCGATTTTCGGAAGCGCCCCCAGAGAAATAGATGTTGAAAAAGCCCTCATGTTTATCAAAGATGCGGGAATGCAGATTAAATCTCTTGTGATACCATCCAAAAAAATAACTGGGGTTATCGCGATTTTACGAGACAGGGAATATTATGTACCTGTCAAAGATTCTTTGTTTAAAAAAGAATTTGATTATGAAATTATAAATTATGAAATTGACCCACTTTTCCGTTCCGGAGAAAATTCTCTAAAGATTCTCGAAGTATCCAGAAAAGCTGCGACAATTATAAAGGCTTATGTTTTATGGACATACTCCAGAGATCCAGCGGGGTGGCAGGATCAAGATTCTTTCGTTGTCGTAGATAAGAAGGAAAGCGAATGGGTCAGTGAGATCCTTTCTCTTAATTCTAGGCTTTACGAAAAAGGAAACGCTATCATTTTTTCAAACGGGAAGATCAAAGTGCCTACGGAAGAGCTTGTAAGAAAATTGCTAAATTGGTTAGAAGTTCAAAAAATCAGAGACCCTGTCAAAGTGAAAAAATTTTCTTTAAATACAATCGTTCCAGGTGTGTTTGAAACGATTACAGATTTTAATACAAGACCTAGACAAATAGTTTTCGTTAACAAAAATGGTCTTTTAAAATGGTTAGATAATAGAGATAAACTTCAAAGCCTGACCATAGCATCCATCGAAATTAAGGAAACTACAGAACCTTATTTTGTATCTACGGAACCCCCGGTGCTTGTGCAATGTGTAAAAAATGGAGACCTAAAAAGGGCTTTTCGGGTCATATTTGAATGGGAAGAAAATAAAATAAATTACGGTTATTATTCCTTGCCAATCGAAAACAAAAAATTTGAGATCCTCAAAGAAGTTGATTTTCGAGAAAGGACAGAGATCCAAAAATCGCTAGTTGTCGAATACATTAGAGATTCAAAAAAATATTATGCGGCAATTTTGGTATTGTAATCTCACGTTTGTTCTTTGAACAAACACTATATCGTATCAAAATATACCGTTGTTATTATTTTTATTATTATTATTTTCTTCCGAAAGAGTGATATCCAATAAAATCACAACGGCGACGCCAACTATGAAAGAGGCTGCCATCGACAAAAGTAAAGGTTGCCTGGAAGAAAGATAATCTTGATATTTCTCCGCAATGAAAAACATAGCGATACCAGAAAGACCCAGTAAAAATAATTGGTTAGTTCTCTTCATAATATTATTATTTAGGTTCGGCAATTTATAAAGATCTATTACTCGAGGGAGAATGCCCGTTTATAAATATCATAAAAGACTATATTTTCGAAAATTGCGAGCGTTGAATATCCGAGTTCCAATAATAATAATTGTTTGAGCTCATGAAAGTTTCTCGTAAAAATTGTGTGGTCTCTATAATAAGCGGAATAGTTTTTCCTCGAATGCAAAAAAACTAGACTAACAGGCACCTTGTAATAATGTGGCCTTTGTGGTATGGGTTCCACAAAAATCAAGGGATTGTCCTCACAGTAGAGCATCTCTAGGCCCTTTGGTAATCTATCTAGAACCTTGAGTTTGTTTTTGGAACAAATTAATACATCCAGCCCCTGGGGTAACTCATCCAGATTCTCAAGTTGATTATGAGAACATTTCAATCTTTTTAATTCTTCGAAAGGACATCTGACTTTCGTAAGTTGATTATAAGAACAATTCAACCTTCGCAAACCCCAAGACCCGCTTAAAAATTTTGTGAGCTGGTTATGCGAACATTTCAAACTTTTTAATTCTTTCGGAAGATCTTCGAGTTCCTTGAGCTGATTATGCGAACAGTTTAGTTCTTCCAATTCTTTCGGAAGATGCTTTAGTTCCTTGAATTGATTATGAGAACAGTCCAATCTTTGCAAGTTCCAAGATCCACTCGAGAGATCTCCCAGATTCGTAAGTTGATTATGGGAACAGTTTAGAGTTATTAGGCCTCTAGGTAGTTCTCCCAGATTCGTAAGTTGATTATGGGAACATTCCAAGGTTCTCAAACCCTTGGGTAGCTCTCCCAAAATCACAAGATTATTATAAGAACAATTCAAGGCTGTCAGTCCCTCTGACAGTCTTTTTAATTTTATAAGTTCGTTATTTGGACACACCAACGTTCCTAACCCTTTAGGAAGATCCTTAATTTTTGTTAAACGATTTGAGATACAATATAACACCCCCAGGGTCTTGGGTAAATTTTGTATCTCTACAAGTTGATTATTTTGACAATCTAAATATTTCAAGCTCTCGGGTAACCTTTTTAGATCAGTAAGATGATTTTTAGAACAATCCAAATATTTCAATCCCTCAGGTAAACTTTTTAGGTTAGTGATTTGATTTTGAGAACAAAGCAATATTTGTAGACTTTCAGGCAGATCTTCTATGACGATAATTTCGTTTTCAGAACATTTTAAGACTTTTAACCCCTTAGGCAATCCTTTTATGTTTTTTAGAAAATTACGGTTGCATCTTAATATTTCTAATCCGAAGGGGAGTTCTCTAATTTTTTGGCACTTGCCGTTGTCAAAAATTATTTTAACTTGTCCCTCTTCAAAAATCAAAATATCGATATACGAAGTTCTCAGATCTAACTCCATTTTGGGTTCTGAAGACTTTTTTACCTTAATTAATTTTTTTTGATTCGAACCAAAAATAGGGTATAGGTAAATTACGAATATTTATGCTTCGGAATTTACCTTATTGGTTTGATAGAGAATTAGTTCGAAGAATTGATATTAAATTAACCTCAGAGCTTTCCCTTTCAGAATGATAGAGAATTAGTTCGACAAAATGGGTTGATAGAGAATTAGTTCGACAAAATGGGTTGATAGAGAATTAGTTCGACAAAATGATATTAAATCAACCTCAGAGTCTCATCCTTCAATCTGAAAGGGGAAATAGTTCGACAAAAATTCGGTTACTCAAAATAAACTTATATGATTTTTCTTTATTAAATGAACACCCACAGAACCGGTGTGTGTGTTTGTCCACCTAATTACATAACTTCATCATTAATTACACTTCCGGCTTTCAAAGCTGGATACTCTCAATGTACTCCGGGTGCAAATGTACCTCTAGCACCTATGTGCCCTTACGATGCCCCCTGGGACCCTCATTACAAATGTTGTTTGAGGGTTGTTAGGTAAATCAAAATTAGAGATCAAGGCTAATTTTGATTTTTTTATTCCAGATAAGATTTTACTCTTTGAGTAAAATTTATGACACAAACATTGGACCCCAGAGAAACATAATAACGTGATTTAATTTTATCTGAGACCTCGAGGGATGGATACCCGAGCTTCGATAATAATAAATTTTTGAACGTGTGAAAGTTTGTTGAAAAGGTTACATAATTTCCATAGTATTTACAATAATCGTTTTTTGACAGTAAAAAGTTTAGATTATCAGGTACCGTAAAACAAACCGGCATCTTCGGGATAGGTTCTATAAAAAAAAGAGGATTTTTTACACAATACAATTTTTTCAATTCCCTAGGTAAATTTTCTAGCTTTGTGAGTTGGTTATCATCACACATCAACGCTTCCATTCTCTGAGGTAAATTCTCTAGTTTTGTGAGTCTGTTAGAATAACAGTATAACATTCCCAAACTCTGAGGTAACTCCTCTAGTTTCGTGAGTTGGTTTTCGGAACAGTACAATACCCTCAATCTCTGAGGTAACGCCTCTAGTTTCGTGAGTTGGTTATCGGTACAATCCAAATTTTTCAAACCCGGAGGTAACGCCTCTAGTTTCGTGAGTTGGTTATAAGAACAATACAACTCTTTCAATCCTTGAGGTAAGTTCTCCAGGTCTGTAAGATGGTTTTCATAACAAAACAACCTTTTTAATCCCTTAGGCAAGTTCTCTGGTTTTGTAAGTTGGTTATAACAACAGCGCAATATTTTCAAATTCTTAGGAATTTTTCTTATTTCCTTGTCTCCATCTACAAAAGTAATTTCGACTTGACGTTCTGTAAACACCAAGCCGGTGATACTCTGACGATTCAAAATCAAAGTCATGATTAAATTTTATCCCAGTTAAAATTTACTCAGAGAGTAAATTTTATGGCTCAAATGTTAAGCTTTGGAGAAATTAGTGACGCTTTTTTGATGTTACCGGAGACCTCGAGGGATGGATATCCTAATTCAATTAATAATAAATTTTTAAAAGCAGTGAAATTTGCCGTGAAAATACAATAATTTTTATAGTATTCAGAATAATTAGCTTTCGAGTGTAAAAAAGTTAGATTATCAGGTAAATCATAATATTCTGGTCTGTTTGGAATAGGTTCCACAAACGATAGAGGGTTTTCCGAACAATCCAGAGATTTCAAATTTAGAGGTAAGTTTTCTAGGCTTGTGAGTAGGTTTCTAGAACAATACAAAATTTTTAATCTCCGGGGTAACCCTTCTAGGGTTTTGAGTTTGTTTTCACAGCAATTGAATTTTTCTAATTCCGGAGGTAACCTTTTTAGGTTAGTGATTTGATTTTCATAACAGTACAACGTCCTCAATTTCTGAGGTAACCCTTTTAGGGTTTTGAATCGGTTTTCGGCGCAATACAATATCTTTAATCCATTAGGTAATTTTTCTAGTTTTGTGAGATGATTTCCGGAACAATACAACCTTTTCAATTCTTTAGGAAATTCTTCTATATTTGTGAGTTGATTATTAGAACAATCTAATATTTTCAACCCCTCAGGTAATTTTCCTAGTTTTGTGAGCTGGTTTCCGCCACAATTCAACTCTTCTAATCCTTGAGGTAACCCTTTCAGGGTTTTGAGTTGATTAAAATTACAATTTAATCTTTTCAAATCAAAAAATTCTCTTGTTTCTCTTCTACCATCGACAAAAGTAATTTTAACTTGATGTTCGCAGAAAACCAAGTTCCGTATGTTTAGGTTAGAAAGATCCAGATTCATTATTTCTTTTAGAAGCGTTATTTGTTTAACTAGCTTTCCCAAATTAAATTTTTTCAGAGTTAACAAACTAAATGAATAACCCACCAAAACCCTCACATTACTTCCTAAGTAATATTTTAAAATCTTGAAATTAGCTCACAATTTCCCCTTTTTTTATCTAATAATATTCGTTCGGAAATCCAGAACTAAAATGACACAAAGGTCACGGGTCTTTGCGAGGGGACTTCTATATGATGTCTCATCGCGTCACTCTTTGGATGCCATACTGGGGTTGATGGTTTAAATCTCACGGGACTTGGACCGAAACCACTTTGTTGTCTGTAATTACCTATTCTAGCTCTATTGTATTCTCTCTTTCCTTCGGAGGCTGTATCTATAGGTTTTCTATCATTTATAGCTGCGTTAGGTATATGATAGGGACCCGTTCTCGGAGCTATTCTTCGGGCCTCTAGATGCTTAGGTTCCTTGGGACTTTCGGAAAAAGTACTTCGATGTCCGCTTCCGACAGATACGACGGGTCTATTTTCTTGGAGGTCGATATGCTTTTCATCTATGAGTTCTCTATTTATTCTTAAAGGGGTTTCAAATCCGGCGTCAACATTAGGATGTAAACCTACCTCTTCCAAAGAAAATTCAAATTTTTCAAATCCGACAGCTTTTGCAGATATTCCAGCGCCATAGCTAACTGGAGGTAAATTATTCTCGAGAAGAGGTGTTTCAAATGCTTCGAAAAGAGGTAGTTGATTACTTGGAACCACAAAAGATATTTCAGGTAGAGTTTTCCGAAGAGTAATATCATAAAATTCAAGGGGGGTACCTGCCGGATATTTAGGAAGAAACCCAGCGCCAAATTCCGTTGGAGGAATGTTTTTAGCTAGGACAATATTCATCGGGGGATTTAAACTAATTATCGGAGTGTGTTTTTCTCCAGCGGTAACAGAGTAATCTGGAAGCACTCTTGAGAGATCAGGTTGTGAAGGTGGTTCAAAAAATGTAATTGGGCTTTCAAAAGTAGGAGCTATGGATCCTTTGACAACTCTTTCATCCTCTTTCAACCACCCGGAAACTTGATTCAATGAAGTATTTTGAGCTTTAGTTCTGCCTCCCCCTGGATTTATCCTCCCAAATACCTTTGGTCTCTTCTGGCGTGAAATTGGCAATAAGTCCTCTTGTTGTTCTGTTGGAGGTCTAAACTCTTCATCTACGGTCATCGTATGATGAGGCTTTCTTCCATATTGATCTTGTCCAGATGTGTATGATCTCGTAAGAATTGCATGGCCCCATGTTTCTGGGTAAGAATCTGACTCCATGACTACACTTCCGACATCAACTTTATTAGTCCTTTTTGAAGATTGCCATCTCGGAGGTCCTTTTCTGATCTCTGGCCATTGAGGCTGCTCGAGTTGGTTAAGGACCTTATGTCTCCCAGGTACAGAATTCATAACGCCTTTTTTATGAAAACATAACTAAAGTTTATGAATTATTTCGCGGAAAAAGAAAATTAACCTTTAACATTTTTTATGGGTGGGTGTCAGCGCCAGAGCCTAAAAATCGTGGTGCCTCGGAGACCCCAAAGGACAAAACCGCCCTTCAAACTTAGACTTTATAAGCCTTTATTTTTCGAAGGGCGTTTTTGTCCTTTAAAAATCGCTATATTTCGAAGATCAACCTACCTTAATTCCTTTTGAATACAAAGAAGAATTTCGGAACCAAATCCAGCCTAATTTTGTCCGCGATTTCCCCAAGAAACAAGTTGTGATTTTTACTCAATGAGTAATTTTGAATATTAATCAGATTTTTTCTTATAACTTTTTGAGGTCTTCTTAGGGGGCTTTTTTTGCTCGTTTTCAGAATCATCAACTTCAATGTCAAAAAACTCACTTTCATCCTCCGCAAGAATTGCGTCAAGATCATCATCGATGTCAATTTCTTCGGTTTTAATTTCTTGTTCCGTGACTTTTTCTATTTTTGGTTGATCCTTGGTTTTGGGGGGAGGTATATTTTTAGCATTCGTCTTTGCTTTCACTTTTGGCGGAGAAGATGTCTTTTTAGCTTTTGGGGCTGTTGAAACCGTTGTGTCTTTTTCTTCGGATTTTGGAGGTTCAGTTTCTTCAGAAGCTTCCTGGGTGGTGCCGCCAGTGAGACTTTTAATTATTTTATCATGATGTTGAATTACTGGAATTATCTGCTGCATGGCCGCATCGATACGATCTAGTCTTTTTAAGATGTCTGTGTGGTCAAGTCCAGCTTCCGCTATTTTTTTCTTTAGAAGAAAATAACTTCCGATCGTCACTACAAGGTTCGCGCAGGCGGGTCCGTATAATTTAAGATATTCACCCATATTTTTGACCCCCACTTTATTACTTACATCCTTTTCTTAGGGATCAAGACTCGGGTGATGGTTCTTCTAGATTCCGTCATATCTTCAAATTTAGCAGACATCGTGAGTCCTATCATAGCCTTCTTTTGTTCATCAGTAATTTTATCTCCCCAAGGAAAGAAAATAGCTCCTCCGGGTAGATGTCCCAAATCTTTGAGCTTTTTGATGACTTTAGGAATGCTCTCGAACACCGCATCCACGAAAATAAAACATATACCTCCTCTGCTAAGCTCGACCCTAAGTTTGTTAAGCGCGTCTTTATCCCTTGATTCGAGACGACGATATTTCAAGAAATAGACAAAAGCTTCAAAAGTGTTCCTTCTTCCGATATCCACATTCCAATGTGTTGAAATAACCTTATTAAGTTCCTTTACCTTTTTCTTGGATTCCGTTTCCACGGCTTTGAGTTTCAATCTCACTTTTGTTTGAGCGTCCTCAATTTCCTGGAAAGCCAAAGATATGACTTTCGAGACTCCAGCTTGATGATAAGAAAAAGAAGAACTTTCAGCTTTTACGTCCGCTCTGAAAGTTGCTAATTGATCCGCAAGTTTTTGTACGTTCGGATCATCGATATTAGAGGTTTTAAGTTGTAAGGGTCCATCTACAACCTCGATTACTTTTACACTAGAAGTTTTTTGCCTAACTTCGACTTTTGGGGACCCTCCCTCGCACACTAAAATTTTTTCTTCGACAACTGGCTCCTCTTTTTGTTTTTGTTCTAACTCGGGTTCCATGATGAATCACAGTCACTCTTGAAGAAAAAAGAAAAAAAAATATTGGTTTATATGTTTGTAAAAAGTTATGAATAAGACCATTCTTTCGGAAGTCATAAAAGCTATCGTTGAAGGGAAAAATGTAGTTCTTCATGGACCTGGAGGAGTTGGTAAAAGCTATACAATCTCCCACTTCGTAAAAGAACTAACATCTTCCGGTATCACTTCAATATTTGTAACTGCCTATACGGGTGTCGCTGCTATAAATTTAGCAGAGAGTGGGGTTAGAGCTTCTACTCTAAATAGATGGGCTGGTGTAAAACTCGCAAAAGAATCCGCAGGAGATCTTGCAAAAATAGTCTCTAGTGATATGAAAGCTGTTAAAAGATGGAGATCAGCTTCTGTTTTGATAATAGACGAAATATCTATGGTACCCGCAGAACTTTTTGATAAACTTGATCTTGTCGGAAGATATATAAGAGGTAATGAACTCCCTTTCGGAGGGATCGTTCTTTTGCTTAGTGGTGATTTTTTGCAGCTTCCTCCCGTGAAAGCTGAGTTTGTTTTTAGAGCAGAGTCGTGGAATTCTCTTCAAGTGAAATGGTTCGAACTTACGATACCAAAAAGATACCAAGATCAAAAATGGTTTCATAGGTTATTGAGGTTTCGAAAAGGCCAACACACAAAAAGAGATTATGAATTTTTATGTTCTAGACACGAAGCTTACAACACCCTTCTAAAAAACAAGAAGTCTGAAAATATAGTTCTACCCTCTATTTTGATGTCTAAAAAAATTGACGTCTCTTCGGAGAACAATTCCAAGTTAGAAGAACTTCAAGGAGAAATTGTGAGCTATGCCACAAAGTACACTTTTATGGAGAAAAAAGGAGGTAAATTTAGCAGGCCTTATATCGAGTCTTTGTTTGAAGAAAAGATACCTAAACTTATTCATCTAAAAGTTGGTGCGCAAGTTATGTTAAAAGTGAATCTGGACATTGACCTGGGTCTCGCAAATGGTTCCAGGGGAGTGATCACAAAAATAGAACCTATAGGCATTGAGGTATTATGGCTCAGTGGGAAAAAATCATGGATCACTCATTACTCGTGGACCATCGAAGATGACGACGGTATTTATGTAGCGTCTCAAATACCTCTTGTTTTGGCCTGGTGTGTAACAATTCACAAATCACAGGGTACGACGCTGGATTATGTAGTCGTTGATATCGGCACTTCCATTTTTGGAGAAGGTCAAGCATACGTGGCACTATCCAGAGTGAAAAGTGGTGAAGGTTTATTAATATCTGGAATATCCCCTAAATCTATATTTGCTTCGAAAGTCGCCCTGGAATATATTGATCATGTACTCGAAAGCGAGGAATTCGAAATTATTGAAGAACTAGTTTTTTGTTAAAAATAACTTTGCTCCAAGAGTAAAGCATGAAGAGAGTTTGGCCGGCACCTATCAGTAAAATTACGGATCGTCTATATCTTGGAGGCCTCGAATCCACAGATCAAAGACTCTTGGATAGGCACGGTATTACTCATATTATCAATGCCGCAAAAGAATTAAATTATAGGACCGCGATTCCGAAAATTGATCTGGGTTTGGATGACACGCCTCAAGAAAATTTATTTAGAGTTTTAGAACCTTCAAGGCTTCTGATAATAGAAATTCTTAATATGAATCCCAAAAATAAAATTTTGATTCATTGCGCAGCCGGAATTTCAAGATCCGCGAGTATTGTCATATACTACATCCAATGCGAACTAAGATGCGCCTACGAAGAAGCCCTAGAATTTGTAAGAAAGAAAAGACCAATTGTAAATCCGAATATTGGGTTTGAAAAATCTCTAAAATCTATAGAGGAAATTTTATAGTTCCATAGACTTATTTTCGCTCCTCGAGCGAAAAAGATGTCCCTTATAAATGAGAAGAAAAATTCGGTTATGCGGGGTCCGTCTTAAAGAAAAAATGGAGAAAACAAAAGACCATTTCTTAAAGAAAAAATGAACTCCAAACCAAAAGCTGAAGGACTTGCCGGAAAAAAGCTAAACCGCTTCGATTTAGTGAGATTGCGACCAGCTCTATATTTGGGCTCTGTGACCAATCAAACTTCTACGGAATGGGTTTTTGATGAAGAAAGTCAAATTATCCTAAAAAAGACCATCACTTATAATCCTGGGATTTTACATCTATTTACAGAGATCGTGTCTAATGCCATCGACAATGTATGGAGATCTAAAGATTTTGGATACAAACAAACAAAGATAGAGATTGAAGTAGGATACGATGATTCTTCTGACGACTATGGCTGGTTTTCTGTAACTAATGATGGGTATCCGATCCCCGTTGAACTTAAAGAATACACTCACGAAAACTATCGAACTAAAGAAAAAGTTACGGAGATGGCATATCCTGCAGATTATTTTTGGGGAGAGTTTGACTCTGGCACAAATTATGAAGGAGATTCAACGAGAAAATCTTCTGGGCTTCATGGCGCTGGTGGGAAGGTCGTCGTCGCCTTCTCCGAAGAAGTGATTATTGATCACGCAGATCCAAACAACCAAAAGAAATACTATAAATTTTATCAACAAGCTGGCAAGATACAAGAAAAACCAGAAATTACATCCTTCAAGAATAAATTTGGTTACACAAAGGTTTCCTGGTTGCCCGATTACCCCTATTTTGGTGTAGACGGGCCCAACGAAGATCTCTTTGCCCTAATCAAAAGACATGTTTATGAGTGTGCGATGATCACCGGACTCAAGGTCACCCTTAACGGAGAAACCATAATTGCTAAAAACATAGAGTCTTATGTGAGGCTATATTACCCGGATTCAAAAACTCATAAACTTGTGCATTTTTATGCTCCCAATGGAGATGAGTGTGTATTGGTTTCCGGCGATATGCCTGAAACTTTGACCTCAAAAAGTCCACCTCAAGTATCGTGGATTAATGGTATTAATACCGCGGATGGAGGTATTCACGTAGACCCTTGGGTAAAGCTAATTTTCCCCAGAATAGTTAGGGCTTTCAATCTTCAAGCCCAAAAAGATAAAAGACTCAAAGGTCTAAAAATCAAAAGCGAAAAAATTTATCCTTGGCTCACTTTGTATGTGAGAGCCGAACAATTTGGAGCCATGTTTGAGAGTAACTCGAAAAGGAAAATGACTGGATATAAAACCAAAGATCCAAAAAATGGAGTCGAAGCTATAGAAGAGAATATAGAACTTTTTGATCCGAAAACCAAAGAAGGGGCAGAATTCTCAAAGTTAGTGCACGAACACATACAAAAGATTTTAAAATGGGAATTTATCAGTTTTATCGAAGATCAGTTGCTTGATGAAGCTTTTTTGGCTGATAAGAGGAAAGGGAAAGCTACCGAGAAAACCAAAATGATTTCCGATAAACATGTCGATGCAAATATGGTGAACGAAGATCCAATGAATTGCAATCTTTTTATATGCGAAGGTACTTCTGCGCATACGATGGCCTCCAGATTGATCCCGGAACTTCCCGGGGGTAAGGACTATTGGGGAGTTTTTGAACTCAAAGGTAAATTTTTGAATTTGATGAAGGCATCGGCTTCGAAATTAAGGGATAATCAAGAATTTATACAACTTAGAAGAATGACTGGACTTGTGCCTTTGGTTGATTATACAGATGACGAAGCTAGAGGAAATTTAAGGTACGGGTCTATTTATCTTTTCACAGATGCAGATTCGGATGGATACCACATCAGAGGTCTAATGCTTAGTTCTTTCATTAAATTTTGGCCTTCTTTGATCTCTGAAGATTCAAAAAGATCTATGATATTTGCAACTAACACTTATGTAGTAATTATCACTACAAAAGCCGGAAAATTTATCAAAGGTTATTATTCTTTATCAGAGTACGAGGCTAATCAGGGTTTATCTCTTCCGAAAGGGGCCGTCGTTAGATATCTTAAGGGACTAGGTTCTCATAGACCTACGGATTCAGAATTATACGTAGATAACTTAAAATCTGTCAAATTTTTTAAAGATGAAGAAGGTGTCAAAAATGTAAACTTGGCCTTTGGAAAAGATTCGGGTCCTCGCAAACCTTGGATTTTAGAGATCCTTCAAAATTTCAAAAACGGAAACCATACTAGTTTTACGATCGAAGGTAAACTCTCACTTACAAATTTTATAAACAATGATCTTGCCCCATACACTATGGAAGTCCTTGAGAGAGCTATACCTTCCATCTGGGACTCTTTCAAGCTTTCTCAAAGACAATCTGTGTATGGAGTCTTTCAGCAAAATTTTAGTAAAGGAAGTCTAGGTATGACTATAGTCGCTGGGGAGGCTAAAAGGATCACTGAGTATCACCATGATACTCTCGCAGAAACGATTACTAGACTTGGTCAGGGTTTCGTGGGGTCCAATAATATTCCTCTATTTTATAATGACGGCGAGTTTGGTAGCAGACTTAAAAATGGTCTTGATTTTGCGGCTGCTAGGTATTTGGCGACGGCCCCTGAAGAAGTTTGTAAAACTATATTTCTGAAAGTTGATGAACCTGTACTAGAGCGAGTTAAATCCGAGGACCGAAAAAGTTATCTTGAGTTCAAACATTATGCTCCAGTGATACCAATGGTCCTCGTTAACGGCGCTGATGGTATAGCCACAGGTTGGTCAACAAACATTCCTTGTTATAATCCGAAAGATTTAGTTCAGTGGGTAAGAGAATGGCTAGGGGGTCTCAAACATCAAAAAATGCTCGTGCCTTGGTACAGAAATTTTAGAGGGAAAATTGAACTTCAAACTGATAAGGGGGTAACTTGGAATCCTTCATCTGACGTTCTTCCGCAAAAATGGATGTCTGAAGGTATCCTCAAAAAAGGAAAGGGCGAGTGGTGGTGTATCGAAGAAATTCCGATAGGCCTATCTTCCGAAAAATTTAAAGGTCATCTTGATTATTTTTTGACTGGCACCAAACATGCTAAAAAGAAGGGCAAAAGGACAGATGCTCAAACTGTTGCAAAAATAAAACCCAGGCTCAAGGACGTTAGAGAATACGGAAAACCCAATTCTCCTAGGTGGGAGATTCTTCCGACGAAAGACTTTGTTCCGGACATTGATGTAAAAACCAATTTTGGTATTCTCAGAACTCGAAAAACTCTGACAAACATGATGCTTTTAAATGCAGATGGAATCCCTAAAAAATATAATAGCGCTGAAGAAATCATAGAAGAATGGTGTTGGCTTAGATGGGGAGTTTATACGAAAAGAAGAGCTTGGTGGATATCTCAATGGAAAAAGGACTTTTTTAGACAATCTCAAAAATTCAAGTTTGTTTCTGCGGTCATCAAACAAGAGCTCTTACTCAATCAAGCCGATGACAAGCTAGAAGAAAATATGATTGACTTGGGATTTAAAAAACTGTCTTCCGAAAACGGCGGGGAGCCCTCATTTGATTATCTACTAAGTATGCAAATGAGATCCATGACTCAAACCAAACTCAAGGAAATAAAAAATGAATTAAATAAAATCCAAGAAAAGATTGATGATTATGAATCTGTTGGGGAGGCTGAACTCTGGGAAAGAGATCTCAAAAACTTTGAGGACGCTTACGAAAAATTTTTGAAAACACGAAAAGACTGAAAAAAAATTGCTCTTTGAGCAATTTTTCGAAATCGTTGGATTAATTTTATAAACACGAATTCGTCCCCTCTAAATTTGTTTCTTTGAAAAAATTTCACTTATCATAAATTTTTTGCGGGTACGTCCCAGAATTATCCGGACTTTTGAAGGGGAAAAATTGCCCTCCAAAAATTAAACCTCATTTCGTCGAACTTTTTGGCCCTTCGAGATTTTAAAATCTTGAAGGTCCAAAAAGCTCGACAAAACCAACTTTAATTTTTGAAGGGCGCGATTTGTCCTTTAAAAGTCCCGATAGGTTTGAGGACAGACACAAAAATTTTAAAACCTCGAAGAGCCAAAACTCTCCTTTGACAAACAAATCATTAATTGAACTTTGAGTCCAATCCTAACCCACAAAAATGAAGTCTATTTGTTTTGATAAAAATTTCAAAGTCCGAAAGTCTAAGGATTCTTTATGTAACAGAGTTAACAAGCTGAATTTTGATTCAAAGAAAAAATAGTACTTTCTATAACTTTTCTCAGAATGGAATTTGGCGAGAGAATGAATTTCTAGCGGGTATGTATATTGCCTTTCATAATATGCGCATGGAACTAAGGAAAGTAAAGGTTCTATAAATCTAAGTTTTGGGTTGCCATGACATTTCAAAGTGCATAACCCCCTTGGTAAATTATATAATTTTCTAAGTTTATTTCCAAAACAAAATAATCTAAGAAGTGAAGGCGGCAAGTCGAGGTTTTTAATTTTATTGCGGGAACATTCAAGATAGACAAGCTTTGAAAGTGGAGAAACCCCTAGATTTTCTATTTTATTGGCGGCGATATTTAGATAAATCAAACTTTGTGGAAAAACTATATTATTGATGCTATTGCCAGAGCAATTCAGGTCTATAATTTTTCTTGGGAGGTTTATTTCTGTGAGATCGTTATTCATACAATATAACACTTCCAAATGGCCCGGTAATTTTGAAGGAAGGCTGAGCAACCGATTGCGCGAACAATATAATTTTCTAAGAAAATTCGGAAGGTTTGGAAGTTCGATGAGGCGATTTTCCGCGCAATTTAACATTTTAAGATTTTCTGGGAGTTTTGGTAGTTTTTCCAGATAATTATTATTGCAAATAAATTTCTCTATGAGAGGGGGTAATTCTTCGATTTCTCTAAGAAGATTTGCAGAAAGATTCAAAATTGTAATTCCCAGCAGAAAGTGACCTCTGATAACACGTTCCGGAAGTTCTGTAAAACACAAGAGCTCTCCCTTAAAATTATTAGAAGTCGAATTTTCGATTTTAATGTCTGTGATGCCTTTGCAAGGTAATTTAATCGACATGTTTAATTCAAAGCATTGATTTTTTAGCTTGTGAAAAAAATTAAAAGCGTGAATTTTATGATAATAAAGAAAATTATGATTTCTGACGAATTTATTGAAGCCTGTGAATCTCAGTTATTTGATGATGAGATTGAAGAGGAAATACAAGCTTTTGTCTTTTTTCTTCGAGATCCTTTGACTCCTCTAAAAAAAGTTGAAGTGACTTCTTTGAGAGATTTGTTAGAACATTTGGTTAACACCATTGAGGACGCTACTTCCGTTACCAAAAACTTTCTCCAAAAAAATAAGATTGAGGAAGTATCGAAAATCAAAAGATTGAGTCTCGCAAAGGTTAAGGAAATCCTGAAACAATCTGTTTCCGATTCGGAGATTTTTCCAGTGCAAGTTACACCTTCGAGTTTCACATTAATTTCTCTTATCTTGGAAGCCCCTTTACCCGTCCCTTTGAAAAGGGAAACCCGTTTGAAAGAGGAACCTGCGCCCACAAAGCCCGAAAGAAAATCTCAGCCCAAATCCAAGTCAGTGAAAATACACTTAATTAGATTTCCGGATCGCAAGGCGTGGCCCTATGGAGCAGTTGGGGATACAAAGAGCGTTAGAGATCTATTTGGCTACGATAAAACTGAAGCGGTTTTTGTTTCTAATGTAGGGAAGAAATTTGGAAAAGGGTGGAATGTTAAGGAAAGCGTCGCCGATGCCTTGAGGGTTAGCGAACAAGAGGGAGGTTATGAACTCTTTGAGTATGACTCTGCGGGGGAGTACGAGAACTCTCAGTAATTTTTATTTTACTCTTTGAGTAAAGATTTTTTATAATTCCGCAAACACTATGAAGATCCCGATGGAACCCAGAAAAGAAATTATTCCCGATAGTGTCATGATATTTGATTTCCTTGCAATCCCAAAGCTCAAAAAAATAATCCCAAAAACCAACAAAGAAATCGAAGTCCACAAGGCCCACTTTGGATGTGTCTTTGTATTAGTTATCGGTATCAGGGGCGATGGAAATGGAGTCAAGGGTGGGTATAAAGGACTTGGACTCGGAGGTACTGGAGGTACTGGTATCACTGGAGTCAAGGGTGGGTATAGAGGACTTGGACTCGGAGGTACTGGTATCACTGGAGTCAAGGGTGGGTATAGAGGACTTGGACTAGGTGTCGGAGTTATGAAAACTATATTCCAAAGGGAGCCCGGGACTATCTGAGTTTCATGAACGTCAACTGTATATCCATTCCCCTTTGGGCAATTCAGGCAAACTGATAAATATGAATTTGACAAAATGTTAAGGATCGCGACTTGGTTGTTATTTATAGAAAAGAATTTCCACACAGAGCCTACGGATTCCGATATTTGCTGAGCATGAACATCAACAGAAAACCCAGCCAGATTGTTACATTCCCCACAAACAGTTAAATAGGAATTACTTCTAACGTTTAAAATTCCTGCGTTATTGGGTCCCGCGTTTGTGATTACCCAAGTGTCCGGAGTCGTAGTATGAACATCAACCGAATATCCAGGCAAACCGTTACAATTAAGACATGTGGATAAATACGTGCCGGTTAATGAGTTTTGAATACCGATTTGTTGAGCCATCTATGGTCTTTAGAACTCAAAGAAAAAAAGAAATCTGGAAACTTACTTTCAAAGAAATAAAGATGTCTGGAGATCGTATAGCGAACGAAGATGTATGGAGAATTTATGATGCTTACTTTGCGGATCCTTCCCACAGACTCATGAAAATTCAAACCGAATCATTTGATGCCTTTATCGAAAAAAGGCTACCAAAAATACTTGAAAATGTTGGAAAGATTAAAGTCCAACATGAACACCAAGAAGCTAGACTTGTATTTTCAAACCCGAGGCTTTTGAAGCCTAAATACAAAGATATGCATGGAATCACGAAAAAGCTATGGCCTTCTGACTGCCTAACCAAAAACTTTTCTTATGTTGGAGATCTTTTAGCTGATATCACTTTTGTCGGGGTTAATGGGGCCAAGATTGAATACAAAGACAAAGTTATCGCAAGCATACCGATAGTCGTTGGTAGTCGATGGTGCACGACTTTCGGAAAATCCGAGGAGAAACTCAAGAAACATAGAGAGTCCATGGCTGAGGGATATCTAATTTGTAAACCCAAAAGCGAAGATGGAAATGCTTCTTGTAAAGTTATACTTACACATGAACGTAGTTTACATGACAGGCCTTCTATTTTGCGAAAAGGGTCAAATTCAAAATTAAAAGTCTTCTTCTACGCAGACGTAAAGTCGCATGATACAAAAACTTTAATCAGGCAATCGACCACCTACATAGGCCTTGATGGTCCAAAAACCATGAACTTGATGTGCATACTCCAATGGCACGAATCCAAATTAATCCCTCTTGCCATTTTATTTAAGGCTCTAGGCATTACAAACCTTACGGAAATTCGTCAAATGATATTGGGGCTCAATTGGAAAGAAGATAAATGCCTTTTCATGATTACTCAAATGTTGGAGTATTCGTTCGAAATATCTACACAAGAAGCCGCTCTTAGGTACATAGGCAAAAGATGCAAAATACAAGAAAAGAAATCTTTTTTTGTAAAAACAGAACCCGAAGGTGCTGAAGAACCCTTAGAAGATGATAACGGCCAGACCGTAGATTTCGCCTTAGAGGACGAAGTCGAAGAAGTTGAGGAAGAACTTGAAGATCCCGAAGTCACAGAGGTCATCGAAGAACTTGAAGATCAAGAAGCCGAGGCCGTATTCAGAATTGCCAAAGAATCTATTTCAAAATCAAAAACTAAACTAGACCCAGATACAACACTTGCGAGAAAAATATTAACTCATGATTTATTTCCTCATTTGGGAGAAAATGATGATGAAGAATGTTTCCTCAAAAAAGCCAGGTACTTGGCCTATGTAACTCGTAAACTCGTGAAAACCTATATCGGAGAATTTCCTCCCGAGAGACGCGATCATTATGCATATAAAAGAGGTATCACGACAGGAGATAGAATCGGACACCAGTTTATGTCTGCCCTTAGAAAATTTTGTGGGGATCTTCACAAATCCATATACAATGCTCTGAAAAGTGGAGGTAAACTAAATGTTTATGGATGGGCCACCAAATCTTCAGTGATTACTAATCACATGGTGCCCGCCATATCATCTAACTCTTGGCTCTTCAAAGTCACCGGTACCCCGAAAGGACCCAAAGGCTTGTCCCAAGCTTACGATAATCACTCTAGATTAGCGTCAATTACCCAACCCAGAAAACTAAGAGTCCCAATCTGCGATTCTGGTAAAGTACAAGGACCGAGGGATCTTGCTGGGGATCAATTTGGATTTTTGTGCGCAGAAACCCCGGAAGGAAAACAATCGGGTTTAGTGAAGCCTTTGGCCCTCAGTGCTCAGATGACCGTGGAGTCTGACCCTATACCAATAAAAAATATAATCAAAAAATTTTTAAATAAAAAGGCTGAGTTTCCGGTCGCCTATGACTGGGTTATAGTTTTTGTGAACGGTGATCTTTTGGGATATACGGATGAACCCAAACGCCTAACAAATTATTTAAGAAGACTCAGAAGACAAGGCTTGATTGATAAACTTGTTTCTGTATCTTATTATGACGCTGTTAATGAAGTTCAAATTTTCACAGACGCTGGCAGATTATATCGTCCTTTGATGATCGTCGAAAAAGGTGAACTTTTAATAAAGAAAAAACATCTGGGTCTAAACTGGGAACGACTCATAGCCCTAGGTCTCGTTGAGTACCTAGACGTAGCAGAGGCTGATCATGCACATTTGATTGCCGGGAAACCCGAAGAGATCACGAAAGAACATTCTCATTGCGAAATACATCCAAGTTTGATGTTTGGAGCCGGTATATCAAAAGGACCCTTTTCTGCAAACAATCAAGCTCCCAGAAATGTATATCAAGCTCAAATGGCCAGACAAGCCATAGGAGTACCTTTCCCAGATTTCCGAATTAGGCAGTATGGTACTTTTGCGGTGCTTAATAACCCCGAAAAGCCTCTAGTAACCACTAGAGGCGCAGAAGTTATAGAATCTTCAAAATTCCCAGATGGTGTGAATGTGATCGCCGCGATTATGTGCGCGCCTTTCAACGAAGAAGACGCTATTGAACTATCAAAAAGTTCCGTGGATTTGGGGCTTTTTAGAGATACGAAAGTTATCACCTATAAGATGGCCATAAAACCAGACAGATCCGAATATTTTGGGAAACCCGATATAAACCCAGACTCTCCAGAGGGGTTGCAAATTTCTAGAAAAGGGAATTTCAGATGTGTAAACGAAATAGGTCATGCAGAAATCGGTTCTGTCGTTGAAAAAGGGGACGTTCTATTATGCAAGCTCACTTCCCAGACGGATGTTGAGGAAGTTGAGATTTACAAAGAACCTCGCCCGGGAAGGGTCGCTTCAATTATGGAAGACAAAGACTCGGATGGTTATCTGTTTTATAGGCTCATAGTTCATGAGGTTAGAGTCCCGGTCGTTGGTGATAAATTTGCAGCTAGACATGCTCAAAAAGGCGTTTGTGGGAGGCTCACCGCAACCGAAGACCTTCCTTGGGTTGGTTATAATGGTCTTAGACCGGACATCATTGTCAATGCTTTGGCTTTCCCAAGTCGCATGACCATCGCGATGGTCATAGAAATTGTCTTTGGTATCATAATTACAAATTCTCATATTCTCGGAGAGTATTCGATTGATGAAGTATGGGATGAAAGTTTTAGGCCAAAGCTTACGAAAGAGCTTCCAAAAGAATTTAGAGAAAAATATATGATTGGAGATCAGGTAGATGGCACACCTTTCAGAAAACTGGACCTTGAAGATCTTAATAGAGAACTTGATAATATCGGGATTTCAATGGGAGAGCAAGAATGTTACGATGGAAGAACCGGCGAACCGATGACCACGAAAGTTATGATGGGACCTGTATATTATCAAAGACTCAAACATTTGGTTCATGAAAAATTTCATTCCAGAGCTACGGGTCCAGTGAATCTTCAAACCCGACAGCCACCAGAGGGCCGAGGTCATGACGGAGGTTTAAAGTTTGGAGTCATGGAATCTGATTCTTCGAATGCTTCCGGAAATAGTTATCTTACGAAAGACAGGCTCATGGATTCTTCAGACGCCACGGACGTATACGCATGTGCAGATTGTGGGTCGTCAGCTTATAGAGCTAAAGACCGACAAGTGAGTCTGTGTCAATATTGCTCGAGTTCAAAAATTGAGAGAATTCAACTTCCTTACGGCACTAAATTGATGAACCAAGAATTATCGGCTTTGAATATTGTACCAAAAATTATACCTTTAAAATGAGGCGAGGTTAGATCATAGTTTTGTTCAAAGAACAAAAGGTCCAAAAAAGGGAATTGTGAAAAATCTTGCAAAGATTTTTTTAGTTTAAAAAACGCTAAGTGATGTCTCTTGAAAACGACGGCAGAATTTCGAAACAAGCAAAAATAGATGATCTTAAAACTTTTTTGAACCTCAAAATGCCTATGATCCCTTCGGGACAACCAGGGTACTCCCCCATGTGATTTTGGACTTAATAACGATTGTGTATGGGTCAGAAAAGCTGATGGAAATGTATTCTGCCTAACCGCTGCTCCTCCCCTTCCTCCCGTCATTCCCACTCAGAACACGCTACCTACCAATAGATATTACGGTTTTGTTGATAATCCCGGAGACAGTTTAAAGGCTGGACTGGTTCAAGCAGCGACAACTAGAACATGGACTGATCCGTTAATACCAGAATATATGTATTTTGATCCCTTGACGAGTGAAATTAGACGCAAGACCAGAGGATTTTGGTATGGTAAAAGATTTATGAACCCAGCTTCGATAACGACGGGTATATCCTTTAGCGGTCCCAGACCTTTGTTTGTCACTGGGTATGAAGGGGTGGCATCGCAATGGATGATAACGGATTTTTTGCCAGATAATGTTACAGCAACTGGTGCTCATCCCCCAGTCGCCGCCTTATTGTGCATTAAAGCTGGTATGACTGCCGTAACTATTCCAGGCGGTGATCCGACAGTCAACAGAATGCAAATAGTAATTGGAGGAACTATTCAAGCTACTGCTACCACAGAATCCGTTGAATCTAGCTCGATGTCCGCGGAATGGACAGGCGTAGTCACCGCTCTAGCAACCATCGAACTTCGAGGGATCACGGAAGTAACCGTAGAACCTCGATTAGCCAGGGAAATTAAACTCGTTGTGCATAACACATAATTTTTTGATTCGTCGTACCGTAAGAAAATTGACGAATCAAATAAAACGGGATAAGTTTTTTTTTATTTTTATAAATAATCTTTCGCGATGTCTATCCCAGATAGTAAAGTTTCCAGACATTCAAAAATAGATGATCTTAATGCCCTTATCAACCTCAAAATGCCCATGATTCCTTCGGGACAACCAGGGTATTCCCCAGGTGATTTTGGACTTAATGACGAATGTGTATGGGTCAGAAAAGCTGATGGAAATGTATTCTGTTTGGCTCCAAATGGTGTTGGACCCCCTGGGCCCCCTGGACCCATTGGTCCTGTTGGTCCCCCTGGCCCCCCTGGCCCTCCTGGTCCGATCGTCATTGCTACTCAGAACACACTGCCTACCAATAGATATTACGGTTTTGTTGATAATCCCGGAGGCAGTTTAAAGGCTGGATTGATTCAAGCAGCAACAACTAGAACATGGACTGATCCGGTAATACCAGAATATATGTATTTTGATCCTTTGTCTAGCGAAATCAGGCGTAAAAACAGAGGATTTTGGTTTGGTCAGATACAACAGAATGGGCTTGGTATAAGCTTTGATTCCGGAACGCCTTTGTTTGCCGTCGGATATTCTCCGATTGTGAAATCGGTCATTGAGACGGGTTTTCTTCCAGATCTCGTTACGCCGCTTGGGTGCTTTACTTCCGGGCCGCCCATGTTGGTGTCTATTAGAGCCGGTTTGACCATCAGACCCATAGCCGGACCTAATCCTGGAAACAGTACAATGTCTATTAATATCGGAGGGGTGGGGGCTGTAGCGTATTCAGAAACAGATGCCGTATCCAATTCCTCTGCGATGTCCGCTGAATGGATCGGTGTGCTCCCGACTGCTTCATTTGTTTCAATTCAGGCTACTGCTGACAATGCGGAAGACAGATTTGCGAAGAACATTTTCCTATCAGTTACGGAACTATATTGAGGTTGTTCACTTGGAGTTACATTCGCTTAGGTTAATATAACACCCTTATTTTTTACCGGAGAACTTTTCTTGATAATGTAAAATCGCTCTTTGAGCGATTAAAAAATTTGGTCTAGATTTATGAGAAATGTTTTATTAGGAATTTTCGGTGAGAAATTTTAAAATCTAAAAAAATGAAAATCGCAATTGCAAAACTTTTATTTTAAAGTATGTCTTCAACTAAATTTGATAAATTTACTTTGGCGCTACTTAAGGTTTGGGTGGATCTTTTGGACTTAGAATTAGGTAGAAAATTTCTTGAGGAAAGACTCGAAATTACATCTAAAGTTTATGTGGATCAAAACTCCAGAAACGGAGAATATGAAATGATAACAGAATATTATTCTCCACAAGCTGACTATCTGGGAGTTAATTTTGTCAAATCTTTGATACCCGAAGTGGCTGAGAAAGTCGGGTTTGAAGAGTTTGTAAGATACGACTTACCCCAAGTTAATAGTCCGGTTTGGGATCATATGGAATATATTGAGATTCCTAGAGGGTTAGAAGAGTCTTTTTTAGCCAATAGAGATAAATGGATTGACGCCTTTGTTAAAGTCTATTCTGTGACCAACTATTTACCTCCGTTATGCGCCTTAGTCGAAGAGGAATATGAAAGCTATCGCCACGGGCACGAAAGTTCCTTGTTTCATAGAATTGCTCCAAAAATCATCTCACGAACCAAAAAAGATTGGGAAAGCATATTTGCCGAAGAAGACGTTTCCCCCGCCGGAACGGAATTGCATGAATTTAACTATCAAGTATCTACCCGTGAAGAAAACAGAATTTTCATGAATTTGGTTAGAACAATGTTAGAGTCTCCGCTAAGAGTTGTGGAGCTTCCGGAAAAGGTCTATTTGGATCCAGAAGATTCAGCTCCTTTTGGAGTCAAAGTTATTGAAGTTTTCCCAGACTGGCTCTCGAGGATCTCTTATTTCGCCAAAGGACTTGAATGTGATTTCCCTATCATCGAAAGCTTGATATGCGCGGGTCTTTTTGATAAAAGAAGCAGTGAAATTAATTATCTAGATTTTGTTTCTTAAAAGATACTTGTTTCAAAATTCTCTCATCGAGAGAAATTATTGTAAAGACCAAAGTCAGACACCTATGCTTTCAAACCATCCAACGCCCAAATAAATTCATTAAACACTTTTCTTATATTTTCACTATCGTGAAGAGCTGGATTGATTTTCGTCTCCCCTGCCTTTTTGGGCATTATATTTAATATTAAAAATCGATCTAAGTCGTTATACATAACCGGTTCTTCGGATAAATATTCTATTGCGATTTCCTCCTGCGGAAGTGGGAAATCCAATCGGCCCTTGGTGTTCCTAAAATCGATATATATTTTTTTTAGCTTATAGTACCTAGCGGCCTTTATGATTTTTTTCACAAATTCTTGAACCCAAAAAATTTCATCGCTATAGGCCCCCCTACCTTCTCCCAAATTACCCCATAAAATTATATAAGCGATATCTCTCGTTGGTGAAAAAGTAAAAAAGGGGGTGACGTTCCTTTTAGACGGGTGTTTTTTTGCCCATCCTGGATGGACTATATGATTCTCTAAATAATGAGTGGCTATGGTTACGTGACCCACAGTCTCAAAAGTGTTTTTAGAATTCCAAGAAGGTGAAGCTAAAGATAAAATAAAATTAATGTCTTTTTCTATGCACCAATTTTCTAATTGAGAAACCGAAGTTTTTATGAGGGTTTTGTATGGCTCTCTATAAGTTTCCCCAAAAGAAAGTTCTATGAGAATTAATTCAATTTTGTTTGTGGTCAATAAAATTTCCATGTGTTTTTTGAATTTGAAAGAGCCTCTGTCGCTACCTATATTTATCGGAGAGACTACGACACAAAGAGGAATCATCATAAAATGTGGTTTTGGAAGTTTTCCGATATATCTTATTGCTGACAAATCACCCCTGATCAAAGGGGTGTGAAATATGAACTCCAACTTCATTATTTAAATTTAGTTTAAATCTCTCTAAGAGATTTTTTTTGTTATTAAAATGTCTTTCTCCGAAGAAACTTTGGGGTATTGGGTTGAGGATACTCCATATAAAATTTCAAAAAATGGTAGAATTTATGGCAAATTACCCCAAGTCCTTTTGAATAAAGTTGCAAAATGCAAAGAAGTCGAAAAATATTTTAAAGTTGCAAATATGATGCTTCCGACTACGGGCGCCCTTCTAGTAGAAGGGCGCTTGTGGTGGGGTCAAATAACAGCGCCGACGATTCCAAGGATCGTAGTCGGCAGGGAATACCCTTTAACACCTTTAGCAAAATCTCTGATTAAGGGAATTAAAGGCTTAGACGTGTCTACTTTGATTTGTGGACTAAATATAGATCTTGAGCCTTTGTTAAAATCTTCTGGGGATCAATGTACTCTTTACGGGCGCAAGATCGCGACTTCTTTAATAAAAGTTGCGTCCACAAGAATTTTTGCAAACCCAGAGCAATCTTTTATGGAACCCATAGCGAATTCTATAGATTCCTATTACCCAGAAAGACGAATTGGTAAATTTGGAATGGGATTTTTCTCCCTTTTATATTGGCTCGTGAAAGACCCAGAATCAACGTTGACCATCAAAAGTTATGTCCTTGGCGAAACTTTTGAGATCGTTTTGAGATATAAAAATCATACTATCGTTATGGATTTAGATATATTAGAACATTCAAGGGTCCAGAAAACTGGAACCACTCTCGTGTTGGAACATAATTTCGAAGACGTAAATCAAGCTTCATTTAATTTTTCACGTTACATAGAAAAATTTAAGGAGGTTCAAGGGATAAATCTATTTCTAAGATCTCAATCCAATTATAGCGAGATAACCGCCAACGGAAAAAATCAAAAGCTTATAGGCGTGCGCTTTGATATCCAAAATCCACGAAAATCGAAAATAACATTTGATGATCAAGCGACCGGTATACCTTTAAATGTGGTGTTTGAGAGTCTTTTAATACCTTCGATTTCCACAAAGAAAATAGTTGGGGGTTCTTCGAGAATTCCCTCCAAACCTTCGAGGGTCAACAAAACATCGCGCAATACCGAGTTTCTTATTACAGTCGCAGATGTTATAATATTTGCTGAAGAAATCAAAAAACCATATTTCTTACAATACATAGAAAAAGCAGGAATGTCTTCGCCTGAGGACATACAAGCCATACTTTCCCTCCCTTCGGACACACAAATGCCAGTAGGCAGAGATGATTTTATCGGATCCCCAATAGTCAGAAAAATCATATTCGAATCGTTTGAAAAAACATTGGGACCGGCTTTCAAAAATCTTTCAATTTTGGAAGATCTTGTGGACAAGTACATATCTTACACAAATTCTTATGAAAATAAATTATTAATGGAGGAAGCACTTTCTGCGTATAGAGACAAATTAAAAATTTTGGTGCCCGGAAAATGGATGGAAATTTACGAGATCATTGACCCTTCAGTTGTTGGAAGCAACCATTACTCGATACTGAAGCTTGAAACTTGGCTTGACAGTAAATACACAAACCCCGGAAATATATGGAAAGGGATTAAAGTCATTTTCGTTCCCTTAGGGAAGTATAATTCAGTTACTTTTGCTGGAACTAATTCCTTTTTATTTGTTCCAGAATCTATGAGGCTTGAAAAAGATTGGAAAAACAGACTCGAAGCTTCTTTTACAGAAAGGAAACTTATACCTTTCACAGAACACAACGATTCGATTATCAGAGAACATTTAGAGAGAGATAACATCCCTTTGAATATTTCCGATCAAAATTTAGCTCTTTATTTAGCTCTTTTAAACACCATAAAAGCCAAAGATGTGTGGTACGACTATGAAAATTCATGGGAGGAAAAGTTGGGGAAATTTGTCGGGCGAATTCTAAGAAACCACCCACAATTTTATTATAGTGTTTTGTCGGCCCTCGTTGAAAGAATCAGCAAAAGCGAACCCGTATATTCTTATGGTAGTGAAAAAAGACGCTTAGAAGTCTTTCATATGGGCATTGAATTTGATGATACTTTTCTTGCTTCAAAAATTGAAAAAGCACTCACAGAAAAATATTATAGTTTTCTTTTTGGGTATTTTTTGTGGAAGTCTCGCAACGATTTCAAAGAATACTTATACAGCATTTGCCCCACCAAATTTTTTATCACTTACATTTTACCAAACGAAACTTTGAAAGAATCGGAAACATTTTTCGAATTCATAATCGCCCAAAAAATTCTTTTTAGAGTTTCCCAAGAAAGAGCCTTCGTAAATATCCCAAGTTTCATCTTGAAACCTTTAGTCCGAGATATAAAAATACATATAAATTCCATTTTGTCAAATGCCGGTGAGTTCGTAAATTACTTGAATCAAAATAGTGTATTGAATAGCGATATCGCAATCATAGAAATTATTTATTACAAGACTCTTTCAAGACTCAAAAACATACTAATCCCGAAATCCGTGCTACAAGAACCCGTCACCGCACATAACGAAACTTTTCTTGGAAAGTTTACGACTTCTGCTCTCATAGACACAATTTTTAGATCGCCTTATACTGGTCTTGAATTTTATAGAACTATCAAACATTCCAACCCACCTTTGAAATTACAAATTCTATCTCTGGCCGTTAATGAAGCAACCACTAAATCATTCGAAGAAGCGTCTGTCATAGAAACATTTCAGAATTCTGTAGATGCGATAAGAATGTCTGGAGAAAAACGCGAAATTAAAATCAAGGTTATGAGAGATCCAAATGTGGAAACCAGAGTTATCTATGAAATTTTTGACGCGGTTGGAATGAACGAAGAACAATTCTTTCACATAGGGGTCCCGTTTTTGTCTTCGAAAACCCCATCTGAATTACAAACCGGAGAAATGGGCACTGGGTTTTTTAACGTATATAGAATGTCGACAAAAGTAACCATAAAGACTTTTGATGGAAAGGGTTACAAATTAGTTAGCGTGGATGTTCCGCTTAGAAAGGAAGGTAGAGTCGGGGATATAGAAAGAAAAATATATATGGAGAGCGATCCTAATTTTCCAAAGGGAACTTCCATAGAACTAATTATAGATTTTAAAACTAAAGAAGAAGCTCTTGATTCCATAGGAAAGTTTAATTATGTAATTGAGTCCATATTGCCTGGTTGTCCCCTAGATATAAATATTTTTCTAAACGATATACCTTTGCCGCCTTTTGATGGAACTAAAATATTTGAAACTGAATTTTATGAGATATATTTCTCTAAAAAGAAAAACGTACCCATGATTTATACAAAAGGAATACCTTTGGATTTGTTGGACAAATATGTAAAAGGTGTGACTCTAAATTATTTGTTTGGCATAAGCGTGAATCTCAAAAACAAAGGCTATACCCCAGTCCATTCGAGGACCAAGGTTAACTTGGATCCAAAAATCGAAAACTTTGTTCAACAAGTTAAGTTGTTGGCCGGTTTTAATTATCAAAGGAGATCCAATCTATTTTTACAGCATACCAACTCCCCGGGTCCTGTTATTCATCTCAAACTTCCTATAGAAGTATATTTTAATTGGGACGACGCCGGATTTTGGTTGTTCGCATCCTATCCTTTTCAAGAAAACATTTGCGTTGCCAGAATCGTCAATGAACTCGTTGACGTTTATGGGGACCAGATACCAGGGGAAAATATACACGACGAAATCAAAAAAGGTTCCAAGAAAAGTTCTGATGTACTAAATAAGATAAAAAACCCGCATCTCAAAAAAGAAATTGCGGACATTGTTGCCAACTGGTTTCGTCCAAAAAACAGTATCGGTGGCACGTCATCAAAAAATATCAAGAAACCCTCCACAAAATCCCTTAAGAAATCTTTAGAGGTTCCGGTCCTCGTTAAAAAGTTCATAGAAGCATATTGCAAAGTTTATTCTTCGATGCTTTCAAAGCATTTTTCCGTGAGGAAAAATCTTAAAGTGTATTGTGATGTTTTGGGGGACAATTCGGTCTTAGGGTTATATTATAGTACCGAAAACAAAATCGAGATCATGATCAAAAGAGAATTATTTGAGGATGCCAAAAGTTCCGTCGAAAAATTTATGAGTCTTAGAAATCCAAATGAGGGTATAGATGGCAAGTTTTGGAGAGAATATCTCACCGACTCGGATGCTGTGATTCCCCATGAATTAGAACATTATAGACGTTCGACAACTCATAACCAAAATGCCTCCCACGCTGAAGTATCAGAAGTTCTTTTTGGTGTCGCAGATAGAAGGTCTTTCCCGAACTCTCATCTTTTCATAAGAAGTCAATTGATATTGAAAGGTCTATGGGAAAATGTAAAAAAAGAATTATCATGATTTAACGAATCGTCTCTCGCAAAATTTTGGTGAGCCCGTCCTCAAACCTATCGGGACTTTTAAAGGGGAAATCGCGCCCTTCAAAAATTAAAGTTGGTTTTGTCGAGCTTTTTGGCTCTTCGAGGATTTGAAAGTCTGAAGTTTTATGGACTTTGAGATGGACCTCCCCTCACAAAATTTTGTGGATCTGTGTTCAAACCTATTGGAACTTTAAGGGTCACGCCCTCCCAAAATGTAGGACATTTTCTTCATTCAAGATTTCAAAAGTTTGGAATTTTAATGAGCTATCTTGCATTCTCTCCAAGAGAGAATTTTTATTATAGAACTTCCTTTTACTTGACAAACTGCCTCATCGTTACACTAATTCTAGCTCCTACTTGGCTAGCTTTTTTTCCGGTTATCTTAGGTATTTCATGCTTAAATTCTTTCTGGCAAGCCCCTCCCATAACAATAACTTTTCCGTGAGTGGTTTCAATATCTTGGACTATCCTTCGATCACTCTTGGACCTCACTCTAAACTTTCGAAGTAAGCCTTCGGTACAAAATGTTAAAGTGAATATGGGACTCCCGGGGATCAAAGCATTCATCATCACTATGGGACCCGACATAATTTTCTCCGTTTTCATACCAATTAACTAATACTTCGTTAAAAGTTCCGTAACCCAAAGAGTTGGCCCATCTCAAGTAAGGCTTGAACTCTTTAGGTAAAGGCAATGCTTCCGAGACCGTTCCCGAAAATTTGTAACTTTTCAGGTAGGATTGTTGCCAACGGGGGACTTGGATTTTCTTGTTCCATACCTTGATTTCGTGATGTTCTTCTGGGTGAAGGGACCACAATCTTGAAAAAGTACGAGGAGTTGGTAACAAATCTTCATCGATATCGAAAATATCCAACCAAGAACGATTTGATAATACAACGCGAGATTCTTCCATAGAATCAGAGAATTAAACTGATAATTTAGTTGATCGATACTTTCAATTTTTCGAAACTAAATTTGTTCTTGATTGGTCTAAAGGAAAAAATTAATCTTCTAATCAATCAAAAAAGATAATAACAAAAGCCCAAAATGTCAACAAAAAAAGCTACTGCCACGAAAAAGACCACGATTGCTAAGAATGTAATACCAAAAAAGATTTCAAAGTCTCGGGAAGTTCCTAAATTTTTTCTGGGACAAGATCCAGAGACTCGAGAAATCAATGTAACCCCAGAACTTTATGATGAGTTCGACACCGGTGCTCTCCACATGAGAGATGTCGTAAAATCCGAATTTAAGGTTGGAAAGAATCCGGTAACTAACTATAACTCGGAATGGTTCTTTCTGGATCCTGAGGACCAAGTCGAGAAAAAATTCTATTTCTACGGACCCACGCAAACTACCTTTGCGCCTTCCTATCAGTATCCAATGGGCAAGGATGACAGCTCGAAAGAAACGGAAGCTGATAAAAAGCAGGGCATGGATCCAAAGGAAAGAAAGGGAATTCAAATCAACTATCCTTTAACGAGTCTGCAAACCGCAGAAAATCCGACAGAGTTGGAAGTTTCTTACATGAATTTTTTGAACAGGTTGAGACTCAGAGCTGTCGATCTCGCCGTCAAAGAAAGCAAGAAAAAAGCTTCCATTGGCGGAGTCCCAAATGCCGTGAAGGCCTTAATCAGAGATTCGCAAACTCGTATGGACGATGAGGAAGATGAAGAATTTGAAGAACGAAAACTTAACTGTGTGAAACCTATTTATGTCCCATTCGAAAAAAAGGCGGATGGCAAGAACAAACCTGCGACGATGTATGTACCGCTCGTCACAAGTGGCAAAGGAGAAAAGCTTGCTTGCCATACAAAATTTTATGTAGATCAAATTCCCCATAGTCCTCTTGAGTTCACTGGAGACATCGGCAATGGTGAAGTGAAAAGAGCAGAACTTGGAAACCCGTGTTTTGCCCTAGAAAGAAATTGGTGGGGTGCTCACGGTAAAGAAAACCCATATGCGACCTCCTTGAAAATTTTCCTCGTTGACGCGGATTGGGAAGAAATAGAAGGTGGGTCAATTTCGGTTCCGATACCCGAGAATAGATATTTCACAGGAGACGTGGCTTCTTGGAAACCTAGAGAACGTATTGTGTCTTTCAACGACGACTCTGATCAAGAAGAGGATGTAAAGGTCTCTCCGAAAAAAGCAAAGGCAAAACCAAAGGCGAAGCCCGTAGAAGAAGAAAGTTCCGATGAAGAGATCATAAAACCAAAAGCCAAAAAGACACCCTCGAAAAAAGTTGAAGAAGACGAAGAAGAGGAAATCCCAAAACCCAAGTCGAAAAAAGAACCCTCGAAAACCAAACCTAAAAAAGTTGAGGAGGAAGACGAAGAAGCGGAAGATGAATACGAATATGTTTATGAATAAACGCGTTTTCGCTCTTAGAGCGAAACTTTTAGAGAAAAATGCAAGATCCTTATAAAATTGTTGAACGTTGGGAAAATTCAGAAATACTTGTTGTATTATACGGTCTTAAATTTGTGAAAATTTGTGAAGATTTGGTGCTAATTACAAAGGCTATCGACGTAATCAAAGTAAAATTTAGGGTTACGGAAGAACAGGTTTTACAGTTTAGGGACTTTCATACCTTTTTGACATCAAGGATTAATCTTCGAAAGGGCCTAAAAGACCTTGAAAAAATTTTGAGATCAGAAGTCTAAATCGTCTTCTAGGTTATAATAATGTCGGACGATATAGACATTAGAGAAATCAAGATTATAAAAATTCCTAGAGATAAACCTATAACATCGTGGAAACCATCTTTCAAAGAAATAGATGTTAATTCTCTAGGTCTTAATAATTTAGAAATTAAACAAAAACTCAAAAACAACCCTCCAACCCTAAAAAGTGTTCTTAGAAATGAGGTTCAACCAAACCCGTCTTCTCTAAAAAAAGAACCCCCAAAAGTTGAAGAAAAGGTAAACAAAGAAAAGATCCAAAAAACTACTACGGAAGATGAACTTACAAAGTATTTTGCGGCTTCTAAGGAAGAGGATCTAGATGATGTAGAACTTCAATCAGATCAAGAAGATCAAGAAGATCCAGATTCCGAAGAAATCCCAGATAAACCTCCCTCAAATAACAAAATTGTAGAAGATGAAGAAACCGAAGAAACTGAAGAAACTGAAGAAGGGTCAGAAGGACCAGAGGGAATATTTAGCCATGATATCGAAGAAAGTGTTGAGGTGCAACTTTCCGATGAAGAAGTTCAAGAAGCCCTCACAGAGGAACCAAAAACCGTAATAGAGGAGGCTCCCCCCGAAGAGACTCCGCAACAAAAGAAACAAAGGGTTTTGCGTAGGCTCAGAACTCTCAAAAAAATAAATCCAAATTCTACAGTACCAATACCTGATTTTGATTATGATGACGATCTTGAGCTTATGGAAAGGACACTCGGAGATTATACTTATGACTTGAAAATTGATAGGGATGTTTCTTTTTATAGAACTCTGCTCGGGGGGTATTTCATAGGAACAGAATTTGTTTCCCAGTTTTTGGATCTTGATATGGTTCAGTTTGCTTCAAGCCAAATTAAGATTATGCACAAATATGATTCTCTTTTATTGGAACTTTCGGAAAAGAATCAACAGTCATGGGCTAGCAATTTACCAGTGGAGATAAGGTTATTGGGTTTCGTTGTGATGAATACGGTGTTCCATTTTTTGTTTAGATACATTACGAAAACTAAAGGCTCTGCTGCCGGACAGGCTTTTGCCAGTATATATGAATCATTGCCCAACTTTGGCAACAAAACACAACCTTCAGCTCAACAACAATCGCCGCCTCCAAAGGTCGTATCAAAGACCACACAAATGAAAGGTCCTTCTGTGGACCTCCAACAATTAGCGAAGGAATTAGGTTCGACGGAAGACAGCACAGAAGAAGAATAGACGATTTTCTTGCTCAAAGAGCAAAATAAAGTTTCTAGCAAGAAGTAAATAATTCTTTGGATTTAAATTTCCGGGTCTCCACAAATAGCATTATTAATAGAATTGGGGCGCTCTTCAATCTTACTTTTTCGCTCCACAAAATAGTCCAAGGCTAACCGCGGATTTTGTTCTGAGAACAAAAAATCATAACTCTTACCATCTTTTCGTCGATTGTTGTTTTTTTAGAGTCCTCGGTTTTTCCTCTTCCGAAGAAGAGGACATTTTCCGACTCTTTTTAGAGTGCCCTTTCTTCTTGATTTGTTCGACCTCTTTTCTAGAAACCATAGGTATACTTATATAATAAGAATGTTCTAAGCGCACCAATACAGCTGCGTAAGGAAGGTCTAATTGATCCGCCTCTGTGAGTTTAAATAAATCAAGAGTTATCGGGGCCTCCGTATTAAAATGTGGGACCGGTCCCAACAATGAATAACCAGCACTTTTCAACTGCGGATGATCATAAAACATAAATATAAATCCCGGAGGTGGATCTAACGTAATTCCAGTTTCAAATGAATTAAAAGCGTTTTGGATATCTTCTACTCTGCCGTTACTTCTCGCAACGATTGATAGGGTCCAAAAATTCGCATATTCGCTTTCTTGTTGAGGAGCTTCCGCATTTCCGCTAGTCGCATTTGCAAGGGCACAACTTTTTAAAACCGTACATCCTTTACTGTTTGTAATGGTATTATTCATTTTTAGAGATAAAACCTTATCCTTAATAGTACCCTGGCGGAGCCAAAGAAGCACCTCTGCCAGTGAAAGGTACTGACCAACACGGCCTTTGGTGGTTAGGTTCTTTAGGTCCATAAAGACCCACATAGGCATCCTTTGCTAACATCAAAGGTTGTATAGGCCTTTGTGCACACATATTTTCGGATTGATCTACATAGGGGGTGTTTGAGTACTGAACCCTTCTAAAAGTTTGGATATTGATGGGATCCATAAGTCTTTATTTTAAAGGATAAAAAAATTGATGCGCGTGATTCTTCGAATGTCAGATATAGAGCGATTCAAATTTTCCGAGAAACTAAGGGTTTCCGGTCTATATTTTCCCTTCAGAGATTTAGTTCCCTTTTCCCTAGATGAAATTTCAGGTGATTTAATTCGATAACATCAAAAGAAGGTATTTGGAAAAAATAAATAAACCAAATTTGGTTTTGAAAAGTAAATCATGAAGTTAAATCTGTCTGGAAAAAATATCACCGACTTGGTCTTCACAGAAGACCAAGTTGAAATTACTTTTGTTGGCGGACGAAAGAAAGTCAGAAATTTTCCTAACAAAATAAAAATATTATTTTGCTATGATAATCAGCTCACAAAACTAGAGGGGTTGCCTCCGGAATTGAAGTTGTTGGATTGTTCTGCAAACCGACTTACGGAATTAGAAGGATTACCTCAGGGTTTGAAATCGTTAGATTGTTCTGGTAACCAACTCAAAATCCTTTTAGGTTTACCTCGGAGTTTGACACATTTAAATTGTGGCGGAAACCAACTCACAAACCTAGAAAACTTACCTCAAGATTTGAGAGAGTTGGGTTGTTCCGATAATAAACTTACTAGCCTAAAAAAGTTACCTCGGGATTTGGAAGGAATATATTGTTCTAAAAACCAACTCACAAACATACTACACTTGCCCCAGAAATTAAAAACGTTAGATTGTTCTGGAAACCAACTCAAAATTCTTTCAGGAATACCTAAAGGTTTGAGCTCTTTTTATTGCGAAAACAACCCTCTGATTTTCGTAGAACCCATTCCAAAAAGACCGACAACATATATCTTTCCTGATAGTCTTAATTTTTTACACTCAAAACTTAACTATCATAAATACTACGAAAATCACGTTATCTTTTCAACAAATTTTTGTGCACTCAAAAATTTGTTATTAGTCGAGTTGGGATATCCGGTTCTTGAGGTATCGAATATCATCAAATTGCACTACTATTTTTCTCTGGGACCAGAGGATTGAAACATTAATAATCTCTCTGGGAGAGATTTTGTTTTCTATCAGATTAGGTTTTGTTAATTAGAATTATGAATCTTCCGATAATTCTTCGTCTGAGTATTTCCAAGAAGGCGCGATCTCTTTTTTTGGTAAAATAGATTCCTCTTTTTCTTCCGGCTTTTTACCCTCGGGAATTTTCCCAGATAATAACATTTTTGCGAAAGCCCTTCTTTGTTTTCTGTTAAGAGGTTTTTCGTCCATGTTAAATTCATATTTTGGAACGTATGTTTTTTTCCAACCATTCTCAATTTTTTGATCCTTGATTCTAATGGCCTCTTCTAAATCTTCGAGTTCGAATTCGACGTATTGTTTGGCCTGGTCTTGTTGGTGAGGTATGAATTCTTCTACAGAATGTAAAGTACCTTCTGGAGCATAATCGCATGTCCATTTGATGATACCATCAGATATTTCCAGATAATATATGAAAGGAGGTTTGTTAGGATCTTTGCTTTCGACCTCTATCTCAATATTTTGATTTAAAACTTCACTTAGTTTTTTAATATCTTTTTTTGACATAACTGTTATTTTACTCCAAGAGTAAAATTTTAGACTGAACTACGATTTCAGATAATAAATTTTCCCTCCCCATTTTTCTTGGCACTTTTTCACAAACTCAGGGGTACCTCTGACTCTAAGTTTTTTATAAATCCACAAGCAATTATTTTTAGGAATCACAAAATCCGACTTCATTTTCTATTGTTAAAATTTTTTTAGATTTTTTAATTTTTTCAGATTAAGTTATAATTTTTGATGAGTCAAAGAAAGATGGGTTAGAAATCTCGAAGGGCCAAAAAAGCTCGACAAAATCAAATTTAATTTTTGAAGGGCGTGATTTGCCTTTTAAAAGTCCCGATAGGTTTGCCCGCAGACTCACAAAAAATTTTATGAAGGGTAGGCCACCCTGAGTCCAAAAAATTTGGGATCTCTAAAACATCGAAGGGTCAAAAAGTTCGACAAAATCAAATTTAATTTTTGGAGGGCGCGATTTCCGCTCTAAAAGCCCCGATAGGTCTGAACAC